TTTTAAAAATGAACAATCAATAGATTCATTAGTAATAATATATTTATTATTTTTAAATTTAAATTGGTCATAACAAGAGAAAGTATTAAGTTTTTTAGGAATAGAGTTGTGTTTAGGAAACCATATCATCCATTATATAAAAATTAAAATAAGCAAATCTTTAAATAAAGAATAAAGTAAATTATGTTTTTATTATAAAAATTATCAAGAAATATCAAGTTTTATGCTGCTAGTTGCATCCCAAAATTCATTATTATCTTTTACCGATTTTTTTCATATTTATTTTATGCATTGAATATAAAAAATATTCTTTATGTATTTTTATAAAAACAGCATTTGAAATTACAGAGATGCAAATCTGTTAATTTAATTTTAAATTAATTAACTCCCATCGAAGTGTGTACCATTCCTTTTTCTCAGTCACCAAATAATTTATTAATGCATATACAGAAGCAGATAATTTAATAATTTCTCCATCTATCATAAGCGTATAAAATTCATCGAAATGATCTAGCTCAAATTCATCTGTTTCATCATATAACTTATTATATTCGGGTGTATTATTTTTATATTTATATATATGGTCATATAAGAATTCCATTGATCTATTGGTGGAAAGCGGATTCGCGATATCTATATCAGCAAACATATTTTCATTATCTTTTTTTTTGAATAATTTTTTAAAATAAGTTTGAAAAGCATTTATGATTTCTACTATGATTTCACTAGATTCTGCAATTCCATCAAAATCTTCAACTTTATCAGATTCTTTAACTTCATCAGTTTCTCCAATTTCTTTAATTATAGGTATATTTGACATTTTAATATTTATAATAATTATTATTTATTTAATAGATTTTTCAAATTTTTATTTATTAAAAAATAAAAATTTAATAAAATTAACAGAGACCTTTAATATTATAATCAGGTTCAATAGTAGATTGCATCCAAGGAGACACAACAAATTTAGGACAAGCAGGAGTTCCACGCAAGTCATAAGAAGCATTTCTTAAAGAGTTACCAATAGTATTAACACCAACAGGGCGAGATACGTTAATTAAATGTCTATTCTTAATAGAAATAGGTTCAGGCATCACTTCAAACCAATCTTTATTTGATTCTTTGGGTAGATAATTTTCTGATTTAAATATATCTTCATCAGTTAAAGCTTTTTTAGGACCAGCTCTGTAAGTAGCATATTTGTCACCAGTTTCATCACGCCCTTCATAGCTATCATTGCCAAGTTGCCCTTCTTTCACTAGAGAATTATTATCATTGAAGAACTTATCAATATCTTCTACATCTTGACCTCTTCTGCCATCTTTGTAACTTGCTCTTTTGTATTTACCTAATTTAGCAGAATTTTTAGAACGATATTTAGTTTTTAATCTTTTTTTTTCTTCATCACTCATACCAATGGATGATAGAGAACTAACTTCAGAAAAAGAATCATTAGAAGTATCTTTTGGAATTTCATTTAATTTGGGTACAGACCCAGCAAATTCTTCTACTTCGTATTCTTGTTCTTCTTGTTCTTCTTGTTGTTCTTGTTGTTCTTCATTTGATGAATTTGATGAATTTATAGATTGAGTATTTGCAAAAGTATCTTTTGATGAATATCTATTAATGAGATATACTACTACTAAAACACCAGCAGCTATTAGCAAGCATTTAATTTCACTATTCATTATTTATATATTTATAAGGAGATAATATTTTAATTTTTATATATAAAAAAAGATTTTATATATATATTATATATAATTTAATGAATTACTTTAATTTTTCAGCAACTAGCAGTGAACCATTCTATAAACAAAAAAAAAGTCAACGTGGCGGTGGTAATGAGAGTGATAAATTAATTGCTAGAGCACTATTAGCACATAATTATGAAGCACTTTTATTTTTAGTTGAAGATCCGAATATTGAATTAACTGCCACAAATGAAAATAAACAAACTCTATTACATTTATTAATTGATATTTATGAAAAAAGTCCAAAAATTGACCAAATAATAAATTGTATATTGAGTCGTTCAGATATTAATAAAATTATTAATCAAAAAGATTCAAATGGTAATACTGCTCTACATTTAGCAGTTATGAAAAATTTACATACAGTTTGTGATAAATTAGTTAAAGCTGGCGCGGACTGTAAAATACGAAATGAAGCAGGTCTATTAGTTGAATCAGTAACTGAAACACAAACAGAAGATGCTCAAATAACTGATGTCAGTATTAAATCTGAATATGACAATCATAATTTAATTCCCCATAATTTAAGTGAAACATCTGTTCAAGATGGTGGTTCAATAAAATCAAGCAATATATTTTTAAAACATAATTCTGCAAATTCTGTAAAATCGAAAAATTCATCTGCAACTTCTACAGCAAAAGGATTTACTGAATTTTTAAACAATACTATTACAATGACTGGAGGAAATAAAAATAATTTTAGTGAATATTCTGAATTAATTAATACAAGTGATTTTATCAATGATTTTATTAAAAATAATGTCCATTCGGGTGGTGCTAAAAAATCGGCAATGGAAATTCCTAATTCTATAACGTCCACTTTTAAAATGGAAAGTACTGAATCTGAAGAATCTAATAATAGTATGAGTGAAATGAGTGAATTAGCCAGAATGATTAATAACCAGGCTTCCGAAATTCATGAACGTGTAGTTAAAAAAATTCTAGAACTTTTAAAAGAAATAAATAGTAAAGCTACCGAACAAGAAGCACGTGCAATTAAAGCTATTATTTATAATCAAGTTAAAGAAAGCAATCCCGAGCTAAATAATTTTGATAGAGCGGTAGAAATGGAAAAACAAATAACTAAAGATACTATTAAAAATATCGATAATAAGAAAATTAAAGAAATTACTAATATAATGGCTGAAAAACAAAAAGAAAAATTAACTAAACAAGAATCAACACAAGAATCATCAGAAAAACTAAAGAAAAAAGCAACCAAAAAAGCTACCAAAACAACTAAAGCTACCGAAACTACAAAAAAAGAAACTAAATCAAAAAAACCAGTTGCTAGAACAAAAACTACTAAAAAAACCAAAAAATCTAAAAAATTTATTGGTGAAGGAATGATTGATAAATCATCAGAAAGTTCAACCACTTTAGGACCAGATACTGATTCAAATTCATCTGATACTTTATCTACAACTGACTCTTCTTCTTATACTTCTACTTCTGACTAAATTATCATGTTAGATCTATCATATTAACAGTTAATACTATTCCATAATTATTGCTATATAACCATATTGTACTAAATTCTAATTCAATATTGAAAGTAGCTTTTTTTAATTCAAAAGTTTTTGAATTATCCTTTAATTTAATATTAATTTTTTTTGCTAAATGTGTTCTTAACATTATTTTTTTATCAGTTATATTTTTAATCGGTGATACATAATTCATATTGATAAATTCCGATTTTGTATTACTTAATTCTTTAAAATATTCATCAAGTTCTATTATTAGAGAAAAAAAATTATTTGTTAAATTATCTTCTATAGAATATTCCAAATTTAAAATATCTTTGTTATTATACTTTTCTATTCCAAATGGAGCATATACCTTTTTCAATTTTAATATTATATTATTGACACCACCATAGCGAATACGAAAACTTTTCTTGTCATCAAGTAAAACTATTTTTGTTTTATCAAAGTTATTAATAAAATTCATATGTTTATATATAATTAAATTTTATATATTATAATTTTATAAATGTCCGACCTAATAGGTCCATTTACGGGAAATATTATTAATGGAATTATAGATAGTTTAAAAAAAAAAGAAAATAAGAATAAAATTATTAATGAGTTTATTAATCCCATTATTAAAGATATCACTGATAAATACTATTCTTATTTTTTAAGTTTAATTATAATATTAATTTTTATGATGGTTCTTCTAATTGTGCTATTGTTATTAATTATTTATAATAAATAATATTATTAGATTCAAATTATATTTTTTATATATAAATATCTTTAATTAATATATAATCAAATATGAATAAAACTGTTGTTTTAGAAATTGTAAAATATTTGGTCCTCGGTATAGTTATCTTTACTGTATTAAAATATTTACCTAATCAAAATATGTCTAACTGTGATATAGTTTTAACATCTGTAATATTATTACTTATTTATTTGTTGTTAGAAAGTATTATAAATATTTTAACAACAAAAAAGAAAGAACAATTTAATAGTAATACACAAGATAAAATTAATTTCTGTAGTTCAGTATGTAATAATTCAAACTTAAATATAGAAGGCATGGCAAGTGTTCCTAAAAAGAAACACCATAAAAATAAAAAAAATAATGTAAAACAAACAGAAAAAAGTGAAGAACAACAATTAGAATCTAAATCATCTTCTGAAATAAGTAGTGAATCTACTGAAACTAAAGAATCAGAAGAATCTACAGAAAAACTAATCGATGTTAAACCTATTAAACATAAACCAGTAAAAGGAGTTGATAGAAAAGGAACCAGATATATAGAAGGTATAATTCAAAATGAAGATGAATATTCTGATTATAATCATGTACCTCTTGGCGATCGATATGATGAAGATAGTTTTGAATATGGATACTCTTTCTTACCACCTGAAAAATGGTATCCTCAACCCCCTAATCCACCTATGTGTGTAACTGATAAACGATGTCCTGTACTTCCTAGTTATACACATGGAGCTCCTCTTGATGCTAAAGAGTGGAATGAGTCAAGAAGAGTAACTCCTCCAGATAATATTAAAACTAAATATATTAAAGAAAAATTAAATAGCGGACGTTAATTTTTTATTAATTTTTATATAAAAATATAATTATTAGGTTTAATTATTAATCTTTTTATCATAAAATATAGTATAGAAAATGGATTATAAAATGTGGATACTTTTATTAGCAATATTATTACTGATACTTTATATTATCAAAGAAGTGTATTTTATTAAATTTGATTTATTAGGCTATATAAATACTTTAAAAAATAATCATGAAGAAAATAATCTAATTATCAGAAAAAATTTTCAAAATGATCTCAATGTATTTGCTAATAAAATTAAACTACTCAATGACGAAAATTTGCAACAGTTTAGAAAAATTACTATTTTAAATACCCAACCAATTGTAAAAAATAATAATTATTTTAAAGAAATGACATATACAGAATCTGACAATGAATCAGAATTGAAATATCTGTCAGATAATAAAATACAATCTAATTATATGGAAATAAAAAAAGATTTAGTTTGTCAAGAACAAAAACAAGAAAAAACTGTTTCTAATACTTCTTCATTTGATTCAGCGCAAGAAAAAAAATTAAAACAACCAATCAAAACTAGTAGCGAAAAAGAAAGTGATATAGTGCGTGATATGATATGTGAAAAAGTATCATTAGTTTCTGCAAAAGAAATTAGTTCGGACCACAATATTAGTAATAATAATATTAATAGTAATAATAATAGTGATAATAATAGTGATAATAATAGTACCGAAAAAATAAGTGATTCAGTAGAAGAAATTAGTTTTGAAAAAAAAGACTTAGAACAACCGCAAAATAATTTATTTTCATTGGGCAATAAACAGGAATTTGTTAAAATAAATAATCTCAAATCTATAGATGAGTATAATCTAGAAACTTTAAAAACAATGGCAAAAAAATATAATATACCATTATCAGTAAAAATATCTGGTGGAAAATGGAAAATGTTAAATAAAAACGAAATCTATACTGAGATATCTAAATTAATAAATAAAAATATCTAATTTTAATAATATATAGATATGGATAATTTTTTTCAAAATTGCCCTCCTAAAATGGAAGATGGACGTCACCTAACTGATTATAGAACTGCCACTAGAAGAGAAGAATATTTTAAGTATGTCAATAATATCATTCGCAATGATGATCAACGTATGTTTCTTCAACAAAATGGTGAAAAAATAATGGATGATGAATGGAACTATCACAAAAAAACTGCATCTTGTTGGGTTAATGAATGTGTACATACTTATCCTACTCGTGTTTATCCTCCTTGGTTTGTAGAAGAAAGATTGAGATACGATAGTCTTTTTGATCCCAATAGAAAACAAGTATTTAAATGTTCAACTAAAGATGATTATAGACTCAACATAAAAGCACCAGTCGAAAACCAAAAATAAACAATAGTATGAGTGCTAAAAATTTCGAATATTTTTTATTATTATTATTTATTATATAAATATATAATAAATGGAACGACCCTTTAATCCTAAATTCAGTATTTCTAAACCAATATTTAAACCAAAATTAGTTGATAAATATCATCAACCCCAAAGAGTAATTGATGAATCTCTTGTTTCGAAATTATTTCTATTACTTAATGAAGGAAATATTGAAAATATAACAGAGTTTATTACTAAAAATAGATTATTAATAAATGTCCGTAATTCAGATGGCGATAGTCCACTTCATATAATAATCACAAGTACTAATATTATAAAAGAAGAAAAACTTGAACTAGTAAAAATGTTATTAACTAAAGGTGCTTCTCCTGTAGCTATTAATAAATTTAATATAACTCCTATACATTTGGCAGCACAGGAACAACTTGTTGACATAGTTAAATTTTTATTAGAATATAAAGCAGATCCTAATTCGCTAGATTCTAATAACATGAATGCGTTACATTTTGCTGTTTTAGGGAAAAATATAAAATGTCCTGCTCGTGAAGAAATTCGTGATGATTATTTAGTGCCAAAAAGAAAAACATCCATTGTTACAGAAGAAAAAAAAATTGTTCAAGAAATTGCCGATTCTATTAATAAATTATTTTTTGAATGGCCAGTTACACAAAGACTATTTAAAAATATTTTTAATAATATTAATAATTTTGATAAATTATACGCTACTGAATTAACACAAAAGAAAGAAACATTCTTGAAAGATATTTATAAAACTATTAGTGATAAAAATTTAACAAAAGATGAAAAAAGAACAGAAATAAATACTAAGTTAATTAAATTATCAGAAGATATCGAAAGTTTATTTAGATCAGAAATAGCAGAAGCTCTTGATGATTCTACCAAAAAAGTTACTATTGATAATGATAAAATAATCATTAAACATTTTAATATTTCTGACATTTTTGATAAATTAAAAAACAATATTGCAACTCATCAAAATAAAGCAATTGATATACTCAATGATATTACTACTAAATTTTCAGAATCAAAAGATAATTATAATAAAATACTTGTTGAATTAAAAGAACTACGATGGCTAAATCGACTTTTAGTCATTCAATATCAATGGGACGGTAGCGGCAATAATATTACATACGGTACAACGACATTGACAAAAAATATGACGGCTATTACTTATAATGATATATTCGGAGATAAAATTCCAGTGTCTGAAAAAGATTTAGATAATTATTATAAATTAGACGACAGTTATAATAATATCACTGACTATAATTTATTTTATAAAGATGCATCAATTAATGTTATTACTCGTTTTCCTGATTTTAAAATGGCGATTTATGATGGATCATTATCTGATACAGCGCAAAAATATGTCCATATGACTAATGCAGAAAAAAATAAAATGGCTGTTTCATATAATTTACAGTTTGATCGGGACCCTAGCTTAAATAATAGTTGGGGTAAAACCATACCTATTAGCGGTCGTAAGGTTTTTTTTCCATATGCTTTTAAATTAAATGCATCTGATTCAACTCCATCAACTATCACAGAAGAAGTTAAAATGACATTTTTAAAATATCCATACGCATTATCAGAAGAAATTAATTCACAATTAAAACGATTATCTGATGACATATCGGTAATTTCAAAATTTATCGACAAAAATGAATCATGGAATATCACAATTCATGCTCTCCCCTCGATCTTAATATTATTTTATAGCACTTTAAGAAACATAAAAGTTTTATATGACTATTTAAAAGAAAAAAAAATTAATTTAGAAAAAATCGGGGAATTGATTGTATTAAAATATAAAGAAAATATGAATCATCCAACACATGCAAACAAATATATGTGGGTTTATGAAAATATGTTAAATAAAATACATTCATCAATGGAATTATATTTTGAAATTTTATCATTTGTTCCAACTATTTTTAATTCTTTACTGTTATTATCTAATGAATATAATACTATTGTTAACACTATGACACAGTTGGAAGGTACAAAAGAACTAGAAGCATATTATAGTCAATGGGATATAAGCCAATTGCAGTTTTTAGCTACCGAATATATCGGAAATACAAATTATTTTTCTACTGATTTAAATATATTTAAAATTAAATTAAATTCAATAAAAACATTGAATGACATATCATTAAATGCAGATTATATTACTGAATATTTGCATCCTATATTGAATAGTAAAATTGAATTTTATCCAAATAGTGTTCGTGATCCAATTATAAATGATTTAAGTAACAATGGTGTACAAATTACATATCCAGATGACTATAAATATAGACCCAGCAATTCCACCAAATTTATTGATTTTAACCCATATAATAGTACTGGCATTAGCTCAACAGGATTTGCTATTAATGATTTGTCATTTAGAAATTTAAATTATAATGTTACTGATAATAATAAAACATTAACGAAGAAAGATAAAAATGGTGCGAATATAAAACCATTGTTCGGCAATCATATTCAATTTTTAAAATATTATATTATGTTTTATGTCGCCAATACTATTTTCGATACAACCAATACTTATTCTGATATTGGAACAAATATAACATCCCATAGTTTAGAATTACCAACAGACAAAATAGAAAAATATAAAACTTATATCAGCAGTACTTTAGATTTAAGTTTATCCGAATTGCAAAATACAGATAAAATATTATTAGTAGAATTGATGAGTGAAACATTTAATAATTATGTAGAATTTTTACTGAATCAAATGAGTAAAAAAATTGCATATGAAAGCTTAGAACAATATAAATTAATAATCAATGACCCTTTGTTAAAAGTTTCATCGACAGACCATATACCAATATTCCAAATGTTTGCATCAGATGATACACGAAATATATTAAATCTTGGATTAAAATCGAAACTAACAGTTGAAGATATTAAAAATTTAGATGATACTTTTGATGATTATCAAGACGAAGCCCTAATAAAAGAAAAATCAAATAATTCTTCAAATTTAATTATCAAAATGAAAGATAATTTTTGTTTAAATTTTGATTTAGATTTAATTAAATTATTAATAGAAAATAGAACTTCTTTATCGCAAAAAGATAATTCTGGAAAAATGCCCATAAATTACGCACTTGAATTTAAGAATCTAAAATTAATTACACATTTGGCTCCAGATATGCAATATTATAAGGATAGTCCAATAATAAAATCACATTTTATTGATCTATTAAAACAAACTATTGCAGAACTAGTAGTTGAAAAAAAATATTCAAAATTTTATACTAAATATGAAGCAAAATTAGTAAAACTATTTGAAAATATACCTGAAATTAATACTAATATTTTATCAAGTATTGAATATACTATTCCAATGTATATGACTCTTTTAAATTCATTGTTATTTATTAATATTATAAATTTTGATTATGGTTATACTCCTGAAAAATTATTTAATTTACAAAACCTTTTTGGATATTCGTCAAGTACTAGTTATTATGGACCTATTATTGATTTAGTTTCAAAAGGTGAAACCTTGACAGATTATTCCAAAAAAATAAAAAATAGTAAGATTCAATTACAGTTAGACATTATTAATAAAAAATTATCCAATTATAAAAATACTGAAAAATATTTTGAAATATATGATGATGAACGCAAGTTGTTTGGAGAAAGTGAAATTGATATTGATGGAACATTATTAGACATTTCACAAAATATACATAGTTCAGAAGCAGAAATTAATCAATTAAAGCCAATAGTTGGCAAATCATCAAATTTAACACTTGGAACACGAGATATCACAACTTTGAAAATTAAAAACACATCAAGTTTATACGATAATTTATTCTTTACTGTATTAAATACTGGTATTTATGACGCCAGCTTGAATATTAAATTATATAAAGCACTATGGCAAAAATATCATAAAGAAATAGATCCAAATAACTACATAAATAATATTCATTTAAAATCAATTAATGGAATATTAGACAATTTAGACAATTCAGAAAATATCATAATATTTAAAGATCTTTACTCGATTTTTAATAATATTAGCAAAGATTATATAGAGTGTCCATTAGAATATAATCACACAAATCCAACTCTAGTAGAAATTATGAAATTAATTACACATACTACTACACATACTATATTTAATTATATGTATATTACACTTACTACTATGATGATAAAACATCTTAAAACAACATATCCAGACCCAATGCCTTCGAATTATATATTAGAAAAATTAAAACTAAATTTAACTTCAGAATTCATAAAATATATATTTATGACTCTTCCAGAAAAAGCAACTAAAATTATATTAAATATTTATGATGGTGAAGATGACCCAGACAGAAGAGAAACTCTTGATAGTATATTTTCTAAAATTATTGTTTTATTAAATAGGGGTCCAGCCTTTATTATGCCAACCAAACAAGAATCACCATTAATAGATAATATAAAAACATATATTATACCATATTACATAAATTATTCTAAATTAATAGTTAAAGAACTTTTTGCATTGAGCAATAACTTTTTTAAACATCTATCTGGAATATATCAAATGTTAAAAATTCATGAAAAACTAATTAATTAATTTTTGGATATTTTGCTGCCAAATTAGTTCCTTCTGGAATTTCAGCAATAGTAACTATTTCTAAAGTATATGAATGTTCAAAATCTGAATATTCAAGCATATTACCATCTTTATCATAAAATTGTATTTCCAATTCTTTCAATTCTGGTATTGGATTATGTATGTAAATAGGAGAATTAACATATGAATTATAAACTGTATTGTTAGTTACATTGGTATCATTTTTAATTTGTATTTTTGCAAATATATTTTTTAATTTAGAATCGGAAGTCATTTGATTAAGCGTATTATTTGGCATATTGGGAATTTTTGCTGTCATATAAATAAAATTATCATTTTCTAAATAAATTGTTTTTACAAAATAATCACCTTCTTGTGTTACACATAATAATGATTCATCTAAATATTCATTAAAATATAGTTCTTTATTAGAAATAACACTTTGATATTTAGTAATAGATTTTGAATCACCTAAATTACGAAATCCAAAGAAATTACCTAAAGTATCGTTAAAATCAAATCTCATTCTAAATATGTTTTGAACAAGTATTTTTACAGCATTACCTCCTTTAGTAGAAGTAGCACTTCCTAATAAATTAATATTTTTTAATAATATAGTATATGTATTACTATCAATAACCGTGTTTACTATATGTATTTTATTAATATCACTGGCTAAAATATTATCTGTATCAATAGATCCAGATATTTCTATAATATTGCCAATTTCCAAATGATGATTTTTGTGTGAAACTGTAATTAAATATTCATTAGGATTTGGAGTGGATACCGAGATAAATGGTTGTATTAAATCAGCTTCTTTGTATGACATAAATTTAATTTCATGATTACCTTCTATATATTTTATTTTAATAATATTTTTTTTATTATACATATCGTCATAATTTTCTATTCTATCAACATTTAATACTTTTTCTTCTATCATATTTATTAATTGTGTCATAGTATAATTTCCTTGATCAAGAGAAATAGAATATATAATATCTCCATCATCTAAATTTTGCCAATATAATTTATTATTATATATTACATCTGAATTTTCATTACGACACCCATATATTACTTTATTTAAGACTGGAAATTCAGACGCTATCATTCGAATAAGTACTATGTTATTATATGTTCTATCTAATCTAATAGCATAACTTGTTGGTAATGGATCTCCTTTAATAATTTCTTCTACTTTGCTGATACATATATTATCACCTCCATATTTAATAATATTATTATTAGTATTAAAACTGGCATATTTAAATAGTTCTATTATGATATTATTCTTATTAACTTCTTTTACTATTAAATATCCTTGATTACTTGAATTATTAACTGGATATTGTGTTACTAGTTTATTATTTGGTATACCATAATAATAATTATATACTAATTTAATAGTATAATCTTCTCCATGTGTATAAGTTCCAGAAAATGAGCGAATAAGTTTTACAAAAAAGTAATCATTAGAATAATCCATTGTATCTGGATTATATAAATATACCTTTTGGATAGTATTGAGAGTATTTAATGGTATATTATTTATAAAAGCAGTATTATAATTAGAATCTATGATACCAGATAGTTCTATATATAAATCACTTGAATTATATTTTTTTACTTCTTCTAGATTATCAAAATATAAAGTATGTGGATAATTAATTTTTAAATAAATAGAACCATCTGAAAATTCTAATAAATTATTAGAATCTGTAACTCTTAAATTTTTAGAATAATTTGGTAATCCAATAAGAGAAATTTTATCATTGACTTCTAGATCTATTATATTATTAGTCACTATAGTAATTAAATTAGAATTATTTTTTAATAATATTGGATTAGTGGGCAGTTGAATATAATTTAGAGTACTATATTGACTATTTTTATTACGAAATCGCGAATCGATATTTATATAATGAGAATAATATCTTGTAATACTTGAAAAATTTTTGTCACCTCTTTTATAAAAATATTCCCCCAATATATCATAATTGTCATTTTCACGATTTTTTATATTATTATAATCAGGAGCATGTCTTTGTCCAAATAATCCAGGTGTTGCCGTATACATTTTTTCATATGGCAAGTTATAATTTTTTGGTGTCATTTTATCATTTCTTTTTTTGAGTACATCAGATTGATTTTCATAATTCTGTTCTTCTTGTTGATAATCATAAAATTTAAAAGGTTGTTCTCCTGATATATGTTCTGTCGTATATCTATTATGTTCTGAATTTAAATTGCTACTTGTGTTCATTTATATTATAATTATAATAAAAAAATAAATTTAAGCCAATATAAAAAAATTTGATATTGTAATATTCAATACTAAAATTATTATCTAATCATGTTATCACTCCATAAATATACTGGAGAAACGATGGCACAATTTATTGAAAGAGTTAAACAAGAACATAACTTAAAAAAACTTGCGTATACAGCAAGACTCGATCCAATGGCTTGTGGAAAAGTTATTGTATTATATGATAACTATTGTAAATATATTCGTGAATTTAATAATAAAAATAAAATCTATCAAGTTGATGTAATATTTGGAATTTCTACAGATAGTGACGATGCATTGGGTATTATAAAAAATATCAATCAAGAAATAATAGATAATGATATTAATATATCAGATGATATTTTTACTTTTAACAATTACAAATTTATGCAAAAGTATCATTATTATTCTACAAAGATGCTCAATCATCGGCGAAATAATAATTTTAATGAATATTCACATCAAGTAGAAATTATAAAATCTTTTGTTGTTGGCAATATCACGCGATTTAGTTATTTAGAATGGCGAGACAAAATTATAAAAGATATTTTATTAATAGATCCAAATAAAAATTTCAGACAATCAGCCATCATAGAACAGTGGAAAAATCTAAAATTAAAAAGTTTACAATTTATTAAACTCGAATTACATGTATCATGTGGATTCTTCGTTCGGCAGTTTGTGCAAGATATATCTAACAGTACTGGTATACCTATGATGTGCCACAATATCCATCGTGTTGATTATTTAGATTAGCTATAAGTTTGTTTATAAAAAAGTTGATTTTTTAAATATAGATAAAAATTAATTAATACCTATAAATTATCTAACTAAATATGAGCAAAATAGCAATTGAAGATATCTATAAGAAGAAGACCCATCATGAGCATATTTTAAGTACTCCTGATACTTATATTGGGAGCGTTGAACCAGACACTAAGTCTATGTATATTTTTGATGACGAAACTAAAAAAATTGTCAAAAAAGATATTACTTTTGTCCCAGGTCTCTATAAAATTTATGACGAGATTCTTGTTAATGCACGTGACCATTCTATTCGTGATAAAACATGTAAAAATATTAAAGTAAATATTGATAAAGAATCTGGAACCATTTCTGTATATAATGATGGTCATGGTATCCCTGTTGAGTTGCATAAAGAATTGGGAATTTATATTCCGGAAATGATTTTTGGCCATTTATTGACCTCTTCTAATTATGAACAGAAAGGGAAGGTTGTAGGTGGGAAGAATGGGTATGGAGCAAAATGCACTTCACGTCTTCAGCTAATACCGTTTTGGAAAGGAAAAATAAAAATGGCGAAAGATGTAAAAGTAGGGGATAATCTAATTGGCGACGATGGAACAGTGAGAACGGTAAAAAAAGTTATTACCGGAAAAGGCCAAATGTATGAAGTATCACAAGCGAATGCTGAAACATATTGTGTTAATGATGAACACATATTAACACTTCATATGCCCGACCATAAAGTAATTTTTTGGAATTCTTCTGAAAATTCATGGTCTGTGCTATGGTGGGATAATGAAAAAAAAGAAATCAGAAAGAAATCATTTAGAGCAGGTGATATTAAAAAAATAATTTGCCCCGAATGCAAAATTGAATTATCAAGCAATTTAGGAAGACACTATAACAGAGTTCATAAAGATAAAAAAATACCTAAAAAAACTCGTAAAGGACCTACTAAGAATCCCGAAGAAACCGAAGATATTAAGGAAGCACGTACTCAAATAGAAGAATTTTGTAAAAATATTCCTGATGACAATGTTTTTGATATTAGCATTAAAGAATATATGAAATTAAATGAAACAACAAAAAGTCGCTTAGCAGGTGTACGTGGACAATGTGTCAAATGGGATAAACAAGAAGTTTCTCTTGACCCATATGTACTTGGCCTATGGTTAGGTGATGGCTTTAGTAATGGATATGGATATGCGTGTTATGGTGAAAAAGACCCGGAAATTATTAATTACCTTGAAAAATGGGGGGAAAATAATGATTGTTCTATTAAAAAATCGGGAAAATATCATTTTCTTTTCTCTTCAAAAGAAAATAAAGGTAAAAAAGAGTGTGCTCCTCTTAGAAAACAACTCAAAAAATATAAACTTGTGAATAATAAACATATTCCCAAAGAATATTTAATAAATGACAGAGATACAAGATTAAAAGTGCTTGCCGGTATAATAGATACAGATGGTACTGTCTCGCGTGATGGTACTAGAGTGGCAATTACTCAAGGTCTTGAACATGAGCAACTAATCAATGACACCGTATTTTTGGCTCGTTCATTAGGCTTCTGTTGTCAATTAACAAAGAAAAAAACTTCATGGACACATAATGGAGAAAAGAAGACAGGAGAAGCATATAATATTAATATATCAGGCGATGGAATTCAAGACATTCCTACTTTGTTGCCAAGAAAGAAATGCTCTGCTCCTATAACAAGAAATACTAGTAAAAGTACTGGTTTTATTACTATTAAAGATATTGGAGAAGATGATTATGTTGGTATTGAAATTGATGGTAATCAACGTTTTGTACTCAATGATTTTACAGTTACACATAATTGTGCTAATATCTTCTCAGAAGAATTCATAGTAGAAACATTTGATTCAAACAATAACAAATTGTACTATCAGAAGTTTTCTAATAATATGTACAAAATAGATAAACCCATCATTAAAGAACTTACTAAAAAAGAAGCGAAAGATAAATCACCATTTACTAAAATTACTTTTACACCAGATTTTGAAAGATTTGGTATCAAAGGACTTACTAATGATATCATAGCATTATTTAAGAAACGCGTATATGATATGAGTGCATGTACTGATAAATCAGTTCGAGTATATCTCAATGATGAAAACATCAAAGTAGAGACCTTTAAAGATTATATTAAGCTGTTTTATGAGAAACAACCAGGCAATATTATCTATGATGAACAGCCTAGATGGAAAGTTGGGGTGCTCTATGATACTAATGCCGGATTTGTTCAAATGTCATTTGTTAACGGCGTATGTACTTATAAAGGTGGCAATCATGTCGATAATGTAATAGAACAAATCACCAAAGGACTAATTAATTATATTAAAGAAAAGAAAAAAATTGTAGTTAAAGCACAATATATTAGAGATAATCTAAGTATTTATATAGACAGTGTGATCGAAGACCCTGCATTTAGTTCGCAAACAAAAGAATATCTTACATCAAAAGTATCAAATTTTGGTTCTAAATGGGAGATGGATACTGCTTTTGTAAAAGAACTGGCAGAAACTGGAATTGTCGATGAAGTAGTCAAATTTGCTCAACTCAAAGAGCTAACCGGACTTAATAAGACAGATGGCAAAAAAACAAATAGCCTTCGTGGAGTAGAAAAACTCGATGATGCTAATTGGGCTGGTTCTCGCAAATCTAAATATTGCAGATTGATTTTAACAGAAGGAGATTCAGCTAAATCATTTGCAGTTTCTGGTCTCCAATTAATTGGACGTGATAAATATGGAATTTTTCCATTGCGTGGAAAACTTCTTAATGTACGAGAAGCCACTGCTAAACAATTGTTAGACAACAAAGAATTTATCAATATCAAGAAGATTCTTGGTTTAAAACAAAATAAAAAATATACTGATGTTAGCCAATTGCGATATGGTGGTATTATTATATTAACTGATTCAGATGTAGATGGATCACATATCAAAGGCTTGATTATTAACATGATACATACATTTTGGCCAAGTTTATTAAAAATCAAGGGGTTTATTCAGTCAATGGCAACTCCAATTGTAAAAGCATTCAAGAAAACAGATGCTAAAAAATTAAATCCTAAAATATTCTATACTCTAACTGATTATAAGAATTGGGTATCAAAAGAATTAGAAGGTGACAGTTCTAAGTGGACTATCAAATATTATAAGGGTTTAGGTACTTCTACAGAAAAAGAAGCACAAGAATCATTTAAAGAATTTGATGAACGACTAATTAATTATATCTGGGAATTATCAGCAGAAGAAGCAGATGCTAAATCAGTAAGTTCCAAGAAGAGTAAAAATAGTAGTAAAAAAAAAGAAGATTCTTCTGATGATGACTCAAGCAGTAGCGATTCAGAAGAAGATAATCAAGAAATTGATGAAAATGACATTACTGACTTGAAGAGCAAATCATATGATGCTATTACTCTAGCATTTTCAAAAGACCGTGCAGATGATAGAAAAAATTGGCTATTTAATTACGATAGCAATAAGATTCTCGAATTTGATGAAAAAGAAGTTGGTTATAGTGAATTTATAAATAAAGACTTGATACACTTTTCAAATTATGATAATGATAGAAGTATTCCTAGTTTATGTGATGGATTTAAGCCATCGCAAAGAAAAATTTTATATGCATCTTTCTTGAAAAAATTAGAAAACCAAGAAATTAAAGTAGCTCAATTAGGCGCATATGTAGCAGAACAAACAGAATATCATCATGGCGAAATGAGTTTACAAATGGCTATTATTACAATGGCTCAAAACTTTGTTGGAAGCAATAATATTAATTTGCTATTGCCTATTGGTTGTTTTGGCCATCGTAAAATGGGTGGTAAAGAAGCGGCAAGTCCCAGATATATTTTTACACAACTCAATGAAGTGACTTCTAAACTATTTAGAAAAGAAGATGAGCCTATTCTTAAATATATTATAGAAGAAGGTCGACAAATTGAACCAGAAGTATATGCTCCTATATTGCCAACTGTTTTAATTAATGGTTGTCTTGGTATTGGAACTGGGTTTTCAACTAACATACCAATGTTTAATCCTAAAGATATAGCAAATAATATGCTTAAACTATTAGATGGGGATCATCCCGTCTTTATTCATCCATGGTATCGCGGATTTAAAGGCACTGTTAAAAAGAATGGTCAAGATAAATATACTACATATGGTGTATATGAAATTCTCAATGAAAATACTGTACGAGTTACTGAAATACCAATTGGTATAACAATTGATGGATACAAAGAAACGCTAGAAACATTCATTGAAGAAATTAATGAATCTCGTAAAGACAAAAAGGATAAAAAATTCAGTAAGACACAAAATTATTATTTAGAAAAAATTATAGAAAAAGGTGGCAATAATCGTGTTGACTTTGAAGTAGTATTTACTAAGAATAACTTACAGAAATTTATCAAAGAAGGTACTCTTGAGAAAAACTTAAAACTGACTAGTAGCATAAGTCTTACTAACATGTACTTGCATAATCATAAAGGCGCAATTACTAAGTATGAATATATAGAAGATATCTTTCATGAATTTTATAATTGGCGATTGAATATTTATCAGATTAGAAAAGATCATAGAATGAAATATTTAGAAAACCAAATGAACTTACTGAAATACAAAGTTAAATTTATTGAACAGAAACTAAGTGGTGAAATTGTAATTGAAAAACGTAAAGAACAGGATATCCTTGATGAGTTATTCAAAAAAGGGTATCCTAAATTATGTAATGATTGTGATGCAGAAGAAGAAAAAAAGTCATTTAGATATATTACTGATATGCCTTTATTTAGCTTAACTAAAGAAAAGATAGACAAACTAAATGAAGAATATAATGCCAAGAAGAAAGAATTTGAAGATTATAAAGCAATTACTTTACAACAATTGTGGAAACGTGAAATTGATGAGTTTCTAGAAACTTATAATAAGTGGCTAGAAAATTTAGTTAATGACGAAGAAGATGAAAAGAAGACTAAATCTAAAAAGCTAACTGCAAAAAGCAAAAAAGCTTAATTTATTTTCTTAATTTTTTTATGTGTGTTTTTATTTTGATAATTTTAAAATTAATTGCAATATTAATTTTAATATTTTTATTAATTTTAATATTTTTATTATTTTTTTTAATATTTTTATTATTTTTTTTAATATTTTTATTATTTTTTTTAATTACTATTGTTCTTGAATTTTGGTTTAAATTTGTTTTTCCTAATAAAATATTAATTATAGCTTTCATATTTTTTACATCATTATTTCTATTCATATTTTTATTACGTAAAACAATATATGATTTTACTTTATCTATATTATTATTTGTTATATGTAAAAATATATTTTTATTTAATAGTGATTTTTTAATTTTACTCTCATTAATAATTCTTAATTCATATAATAATTTACCAATTGATAAATCATCAATTAATTTTCTATCTATTAATGATTCATTTTCTATTAATAATTTAAAAACATTTTTATTAAACAACATACTAGTTCCTGCTTGATATAACCATTTATATGGTAATGTAACTTTTAAATTTTGGATGCGTTTACAATGATTAATAGCATAATAATAATAATATAATCCAACATCTACTTTTGATTGATTTAAATAAATAAATAATTTTGGAAAATTGATTATACTTGATATATTACTTCTTAAAATATAATCGTAATCATTTATTTTAGATTCAAAATATTCAAATGCCTGAATTGTCTTATCTAATATTCCGGGTATATATGTTTCATTACCTTTAAATTTTAATATATCCCCATCAAGTAGACATTTTTTTGAAATATTATTATCAAATTTATAATAGTAAGTATCTACATTAGAAGAAAATTTATTATAATACATTCTACTTAGTAAATACATTTGATGATAATATTCTTTATCATCACTATATAAAACTAAATGTAATATTTTCATTATATAATTTCATTATATTTTATAATTTTATTTTTTTATTAATTTTGTAGGTCTTATTTTTTTATATATTTTAATTATTTTTTTTCTTGTTTGTATAATTAATTTTATATTTTTACTTTTTATATTTTTACTTTTTATATTTTTACTTTTTAATTTTCCATTTAATATATTGATAATATTTTTTATATTTATTATGTCATTATTTCGATTTGTATTTTTATTTCGCAATACAATATAAGATTTAACTTTGTATAAATTTTTATTATTAACAAATAAATATATATAAGGAATACCTAATAATTTTTTTATTTCTTCAATAGAAATTATTTTTAACTCAAATAACATTTTACCAATTGCAGCATCATCTATTATTTTTTTATTAATTTTATTTTCATTATCTAGTATTATTTTAAATATATTTTTTTTATATAACATACTTGTACCTGCACAATAAATATATCTATATAAAATATTTTTGAGATTATCATCAAATATTTGATAATATGAATTATTTATTTTATTTTTTTTACCATAATAACAAAAATACATTCCAATATTAATTTCATTAGTTTCCAAAAATTCAAATAATTTTGTAAAATTAATAACACTAGAAATATTACTTCTTAAAATATAATCGTATTCATCTATTTTTGGTGCAAAATATTTAAATGCTTTTATAGTTTTATTTAAAATTCCTGGAATATAACTTTCGCTACCTTTAATATTTAATATATTATCTACTAATAAAAATTCTTCTGTTATACTATTATCAAATTTATAATAATAAGTATCAATACGATCTGAAAATATTTTATAATATTCACTTGTTAATTTGTACATTTTTTTATAATAATCTGTATTATCGCTATATAACACTAAATGTAGTATTTTCATTATATATAATAATCAAATTAAGTTTCTAAATTTTTAACGTAAAAATTTCAAAAATAAATGTCTATTTTTAATTAAAAAAGTATAATAAAATTTGATTTTTTAACTTATTATATAATATATTATAAATAAATAATAAATAATAAATATTACAATGGAATACTTAAAACATATCTTATTACTTGATGATTCCGAGTATGATCATCGGCTTAATGTTATGTCAAGTCTTGAATTATTTGAATCAGTTGAACCTCTATTAATATCTAAAATATTGGCATTTGATACTAATTACGAAGATGCAATTAAATATATGCTATTTGTATTAAAATTAATTACAAAAGATACAACCGATACAAAAAATACAAAAATCTATTTACATGAAATCTGTCGTGTAATAAAAATATTTATTATAGAGAATATTAATGAAAGTTATTCTAAAATATTATTTGATAATTTAAGTAGTTATACTAATAGATATTATTTAGTTATTCTTTTTGATTCAATGAAATTACATGAATGGTCTACTTTTATAAAAGAACTAAAAATTCCAGATAAACATAAATGTGAATTTATAAATATTATTAGTAAAACTAAAAAAGTATATAAAAGATTATTTAATAGTTCAATAGATGGAAAAAAATACGAATTTGACATTAATTTTATTTCTTATTTGTTCAATATAGATAATTTTGATATTAATAATAATGATTATTTAATATCAATAGATAATTTTTTAGATAATACAGTATTTAATAAATCTGATTATTTAAAAATTGATGTTAGAACTAAATTTATAACTTTTTTATTTGATATAATATATAAAAATAGGTTTTATGCTACAACAACTTATTTTGAATTTAATGGAAATAAATTAGCTTCTTTTAAATTTATGGGATTTGTATATAAAATAATATTACAAGTGTATAATAAAATAGATAAGACTAAAATTTTTGATATAGACCAAAAAGACTTTTCCAACACTATTAGAAAAGATTACAAATGGCTCGAAACAGATAATTTTGAAACAAAAGTATATCTAACTGCACTGTATAGCTTGCGTATTTGTCACAATGGTATAGTTCTATTACATAATAATTTTAAAAGATTTCAATCTAATAATTTATTAACACTTTTAATTGGTACAAATGCTACTAATTTTACAACAGAAGTAAAAGCAACTGAGGAAATAATAAATAATAATATAATAAATAGCTTGACTATAAACTTATTAGAATATTATATAAATGATTTTCTTCAAATAAATAATGACATAGTAGATAGTGTTATTCAATATTATTTTGATATTTCTAAAATAAATTCTGATTATAAATTTAGTGATAATACTATAGAATATTTTTATAAATTACTTGCTACTAAAAGTGATTATTGTAATCCCCATTATAAATGTGATATATTAGGTTTATTATGTAGCATATTTGGAAAAGCACAAATTTTAAATAATAACAAGTTAGTAGAAGCTATTATATTATATCATGATGAACATGATATGTTTAAAATAGAAAGTCTTGAAGTAGCGCACAAATTATATAATATGTCTTTAATAATATTAAAAAGTATAATTGATACCCATACAAATTTAACAGAATTTACTAATCAGCAATTATTTTTAAAATTCTTCTATAGAACTAATTCGCATGTCTTATCTTTTCTAGATGATCTGACACGCATATTTGAATCTGCTTCTATAACAAATGCTTATTATGCCAAGTTACAATATATAATACCAGTAAATACCATAGTAAAAAATATTAAATTATCTCTTGAAATTGGCAATACTATTTTAGAAAAGAAGTTATTAGAACCAGGAGTGTTTCGTGGTGAGATAATTATGCCAATTATTACTCTTAGTACTAGTATTATTAAATATTTTACTAGTGGCAAAAATCCCATATATACTATTTTTGAAATGAACTTTGAAGCACTTGATATTATGAAATACTCTTTAAAAATTTTACATAAACTTATTACTAATATAGAATTTACGGAACTTATACAACCTTCAAAATTACTTTTACTAGAAGCATTACCATATATTAAATTTGAAGAAGAAGAAACTTTTGTTAAACTTGAACTAAAAGAAATACTCGAGCAAGAACCAAGTACTATTAAAATAGAAGAAATACCAGAAGAATTTATTGATCCTTTATTATGTATACCTATTAAAGAACCAATTATGATACCCAATGTAGAATTAATTTTTGATAAATCTTCTATTATTTCGCAAATATATCACGAAAAAATAAATCCATATACAAGAGAACCATTAGATGAACTAATTCTAGAAGAACATAATAAAAGCGAAAATGTTAAAAATAAAATTAGTAATTTTATGGATAAATATAATAAATGGAAAAATAAATAAATTTCATAATAATATATAATATGAAAACACAATTATATATTAAGTCTGTTGATAGTTCTTTTTTTAATAGACCCCAATTAGGTTATTTTATTGAAACAGTATTTAAAAACTTTCATAATTTATATGACTTTCCTCAATTAAATCATAATAGAAATGAAATTATACGTTTATTAAATTCACAAACTTTTCACGGTTTTATAATATTTTATGGTAAATATATAATTGGCTATTTACTAGGAGAAGTTTTAGAATACAAAAACATGTACTTATATTTTATTAATTATTTATATATATCGCCTGTATTTCAAAATAAAAAACTTGGGTCACAATTATTAAATTTAGCAAAAGAATATAGCATTTCGCAAAATACACAAGGTATTGGTTTAATTACAGATACTGAAAATGATAAGAACTTGCATTTTTACAGAAAGCATGGATTTCAATTGTGTGAGGAAAGATTATATCAACGCCATGAACTTTATGTTTGGATGCGTTGAATACTCTAAAATTTTATTAAATTTTAGAAGACCAACGCCATGAACTTTATGTTTGGATGCGTTGAATACTCTAAAATTTTATTAAATTTTAGAAGACCAACGCCATGAACTTTATGTTTGGAATCGATAATAATTAAAATTTTAAGAATAAATAAATTTAATTTCCTCTGCTATTTTTAGTTTATCTGGAGTTTCTAAAACAATTGGAGTATTATAATTTAAAAAGAAATTTGATATTATTTTAATGCTTTCTTTGCCAATATAACCATATCCAATATTTTCATGTCTATCCAATTTTTCTCCTAATTTATTTTTGCTATCATTAAGATGTACCATGCCAATATATTTTAATCCAATTTTTTTATTAAATATATTGAAATACTTTAATATATTTTTCTTTTCTTTAATATTATATCCTGCTTGATAGATATGACATGTATCAAGACATATTCTAAATTTATTTTTATCAATTTTTAGAAACTTATTAAAAAAATATGAAAGATCTTCTAATTTATAACACATTTCAGATCCTTGGCCAGTAGAAGTTTCTATCATAATTTTTATTTTTAGATTTTTAATTTTATTATAAATATACAATAAACTAGAATACATATTATTGAGTCCTTCTTCTTTTGAAAGATTTAGTTGTTTCCCTAAATGAACAACTATTCCAAATGCTCCGATTGCCTCCGCGTATTCGATTTCTAATATAAATTGTTTTATCCACCAAGAATAGTCGTTCCAATTTTGTGCAATATTAATAGTGTAAGAAGCATGGACAGAAATATGAATATTTATTTTTTCTAACTCTTTTTTTAGTTTTATATATTTATTTTTATCTTTCTTAATATCTACGAAGATTTGAATTAAATTACCGCCATAACTTTTTATTTTTTTAGCATTTTTAATAATATTATCTATGTCAGAATCTATATGTGCCCCGTATAGTTTCATATATAATATTCGATAAAATATTGAAAAAATAATTATAAATTTAAGAAGATATTATTAATAACTAAATATTATGTTTCTTATAGATACATGTGCTCCAAAAGATCCAAAAAAATCGATAATACATCAAGATATTTTAAATTTACTAGACTTTATTAGTAAAGATGATTCCGTTCCTCATATAATATTTTATGGAAATGATGGAGTAGGTAAAAGAAAAATTATTAAATATTTTTTGGAAATGTTATACGGCCCTTCGGTAAATGATACTGAAGATAATATTTATGTAGTGGCAGGAAGTGGAACAAAAGTTAAAGAAGTATTAGTAAAACAAAGCAAGTTTCATATTATGATAGATCCTGTAGATAATAATTTTGATAAATATTTGATTCAAGATGTGGTAAAAAAATATGCGAAAAAATTACAAGTAAAAACACTAGAATCAAAAAAATTATTTAAAACCGTATTAATGAACAATCTTGATTATCTTTCATATTATGCACAAACTTCTCTAAGAAGAACAATGGAAAAATATTCTGGAACATGTAGATTTATAATGTGGTGTAAGTCTTTATCACGTGTAATAGAACCACTAAAAAGCAGATGCATATGTATTAGAATAAGTGCTCCATCATATGATGATATGTTAAAACTTACAATAGATGTTGCTTTAAAAAAAAAAATAAATTTAAAACTAGATGATTATCATAAAATAATAAAATCAGCAAATGGTTCTGTTAGAAAATTATTATGGAAATTAGATTTATTTAGAGCTGGACAATATAATAAAAAATATGAAACACCGTATAATGAAACTATAGAACAAATTGTAGAATTAATATTAAAATGCAATATTGAGGAAATAATTAATATTAGAAACTTAATATATAATTTAATAATTACTAATATTGAACCTTCTGTTATAATGGTGAGTATATTTGATAATATCTGTAAAAAAAATATAGCTGAAGAAAAAAAATTAAAAATTATAAATTGTGCTTCTACATATGATCATAATTTAGTAAGACGTCGCAGAGAAATATCACATCTTGATTGCTTTATATTACATGTTATGGATATTTTAATAACTTAATTTTATGAATTATAAATATAATTTATGAAACTTGCATTTTTATTTATAATATATGATAAAATAGAAAAAGAAGACATATGGTATAATTTTTTTAAAGATGTCGATATAAATCTTTATACTATATATATACATAGTAAATATCCAGATAACACAAAACTTAATGATTTTTTTACTAAATATTTAGTAAAAGATAATTATAAAACAAGTTGGGGGACCTATAGCCAAATTAATTTACAAAATCGATTATTAGAATTATCTATACAAGATGACAACAATTATAAATTTATATTTATGTCTGGTGCACATATTCCATTACATAATTTTTATTTTATATACAATACTCTTACTTGTAACAACAATTCTATCTTTTCTTATTTTGCAATTAATAAAAAAATAGTTACATGTTATGATAGAAAAAATAAAACAAATAATTTATATTTAAAATATTTGTTAAAAATAAATCCAAAATATAAAAAAATATATAATATAACTAAATGGAATTATGGATCTTCATGGTGCATATTAAATAAAGACCATACAAATTTTATTTTAAATAATGAAAAAACTATTAAAGATATTTTTGATAAATGTCATTTTTGCGATGAATATGCATATCTAAATTATTTATTATCTAATAATAAGACAAATATAATTAATAAAGCAACAACATATCATAATTTTAAAGTTGCTTCTAATAAAAAATATAGAAAACTACCACATACATTTGAAAAACTAGAACTAACTGATGATTTATTAAATACATTAAAACCAAATTATTTATTTGTAAGAAAAGTTACTGAAGATACAATAGTTAATGAGAATCTAATCTTTAAAAATATAGAACCTATCAATGATTTTTTTTCACAGAAAGAGTTATTTATTGATTTATTAAATTATTTTACACCAAAGTATTTATTAAAAAAAGAAAAAAATCACCAAAAGAAAATAATCAAAATAAAAAAAATTTAACTATAATATCTGGGTTTTAACATATCATCATATATAGTTTGAGTAGCTTGAAATGATTTATAATTTATTAAATTAGGTGCTTCTAATTTCAAGTTTCTAAATTGCTCATCTAGTGTATTATTAAAATTTTGCGTATTACGGTGTCTTTCAGCAAGTTTTTCATTTAATTGTCTAATAATTTCTTTATCATCTAAAATGCCATCTTTATCTAAATTTGAAAAGTTATAAAATTTGTCACGAGGATGATTAGACCGACCAACACCTCGATCTGTCATATAACCTAAAATAAATATTTCTTCAACTACAACATTAGTTTCAGTTGGTTTAATATTAAAAAACAATCTTTCTTCATTGATATTTCTTTTATCAAGAACAAAAGAAACTTTTACTACTAGAATATCTTCTGTATTATTTTTTTTTACAAAAATAAAACAAGTATATCTAATTTCATCTTCTGTTTCATATTTTTCTATATGGTCTAATCTTACTAGTTTTATTTTACTCTTTTTAGCAGGATCTGGATAAATACTCTTAGGTAATCCTAAACTTTTCATTTGACGATCCCAACCAGACCCACATTGAGGATCTTCTAATGGCTCATCCCATCCAGTATTAGCTGTTCTATAATCAGGAACTTCTAACATAATATTATTATTAACTTCTTTTAAAAAGTCATATAATAATTTTTTTACTTCATATGGTTGAGGATTTGAAAAATCGGCTGGTTGATTTGCAATATTAAATATTTGTCTTTGACTTGGAGCAATATTATTAAATGCTGTAATAGTATCTCTATAGTCATTATGGAATTGTGCTTCTACAAATTCTAGATTAAAATCGCCATTTTTATCAATAATAGTATTATCAGTGTGTTTTAATAATTCTTCTAAATAATCAATGTCTTTTATTGGTTTATATTTAGATCTTACATCTTGATGAAAAGTATCAGATGCTTTAGTTTTTTTATTAATATAATACATTATTAATATTACAATAAATAAGAGTAAAAAAATATTATTCATTTTATATATAATAAATATATAAAATTATTTAATAAAATTTTAAGATTCATTGATTATTCATGATTGGTAATATTTTCAATCAATTCATCTTTATCTTCAAAATCCATATCTAACGCTCCTTCTTCTTCTTGTGCATCATTATATTCTTCTAATTGTTGCTCATCTTCTATTTTATCAGGTTCTTCTTCACCTGTTCCAAATTCAGTGATTACATTTTCTAGATCTTCTGCAAAAGTTAATCCAGATAATATATATTCAAGTCTTTTAACACTGATGCTAGAATTAATTATTTCTAAATTAAATAAATTAAAATTATAATTTATCAATTCTATAATTAAATTACTTATATAAGTTTTTAATAATTTATTTTCATTAAATTCTAATAAATTGTCAAGCTCATGAATAATATAATATAATAACATATTTCCATTTGTATCTAACTCTATTAAATTATCAGCTAATAATATTTTAGAATAAACACCACTTATATCTGTATCAAATTTATAATTTTCTAAATCTAGTTTAGTTTTACTATTATCAGTTATTAAATTCCATTTATCAAAAATTTCATAATTATTATTTTTATCGGAAGTTTTTAATTCGGTTATTTTTTTTGATATTTTTTCTATAAATTTATCAAAATTACTTTTATCTTCTATAATTTCTTGTTCTAAATTATCGTTCCATTGTGGTTTTATTTCTTTTTCTTCAGATAGTGGTCTATATTTATTTTTTATTTGATTAACAATACATTGGATTTCATATATAACTTTTTTTAGATTTTTTATTCTAGTTCTACAAATGTCATATATAAATTTAGCAATAACTTCTTCTTTTTCTTTATCTGATAATTTTTCATATTTTTCAATATTGATAAACATTTTTTTAATTTTTTGATAAATATTAATATAATTAGATTCTAATCCTAAGTATTTTAATTTAAATACCATTGAATAATTTATATTTATACGATTTTCTGTTTTTGCATTAACTACATAATCACGGGAAGTTTCTTTATAACCTAATAATATTTTAGTAATTGCATCATAAAAAACTTCTATCTTCGTAGCTCCTGATTTTGAAAAATTATAACTAATGACATCCATTTTAAAAAATGGGTGATTTTCTTTAAATAATACTTTATTATCTATATCAGTTAAAATCATTGGTTTATCCATCTTATTACCTTCATAATTATGATTAATAATATATATATTATGACGTAGATTTGATTTTTTATCTTCAGATTGATAAAGTTTTTCTATTTTATTAACAAAGTTTTCTAAAAAGTTATCAATAGAACTTTTTTTAAATTGTTCATTATAATTTTCTTCAAGTTTTTTTATTATAGAATTAGTATTTTCTTTAGATAAATCGTTTAATTCTATTTTTTTTATTCTATTTTTAAGAAGATTATTATTTAGTTCATCTAATTCTTTATCAGAATATTTATTAGTTTTTGGTTTTTTACACAATATACATATTTCTTGATTATCTTTATTTAATTTAAATTTATGAAACTCTCCAGATAAACAAAATCTAGTTGCAGTTTTTTCTAAAACTAAATATTTATTATTTTTCTCGATATTATTATTTGGTTTAACATTTTCTAAATCGATATCTTTCATATTTTTATTACATAGTTCACACACATATTCGCCATTTTTATTTTTCCATGTATGGAATCTTCCATCTTCACAATTAGTATTATTATTAATATTATTATTTAATAAATTTTTGTAATTTTTAGATTGAGGAACATATTTAGTATTTACTACTTTATTAAAATTAGATTTTTCGTATTCTTGTATTTGCTGATATTTATCTAAAATATGTACTGTAGTTTTGGGTAATACAAACGTTTTCTTTTCATTGGCAATTGAAAATTGATCTTCTGATTTCAATCTATTAAATAGATTTTCATCATTAAAAAATGTATTAAGTTTAAGATAAAACTTTGTAGATATAATTTCAAAAATAATACCCGCTTTATTAATCTTACTATTTTCAAGAATATTATTTAATATATCAATAATTGAATGTACTATTATTTTTTGAATAATTGGATTAAATTTTTTCTTATTTACAGTTTCATCTTGTTCATAATTCCACATAGAATATTTAGTCATCATACAAGAAATAATATAAATTATATAACATAACACTAAATAATTTTTAATAGGAACAGTATCACCTTCTTTATTTTTAAGTATTCTTAAATTATCAAACAATACATGACCATATTTATTAAATACTCCAATATTACATACCCCTTTTATATCTCCAGTCATAAAACTTAATTGTGAATCGTTAATATCTAGAGCTAGAAGAATAGCCAAATATGCTAATATATTATTATATTTAATAGCTTTATAATAATCTTTTTCTTTTGATGAGAATACAAATATATTATTTTCTAATTCAAAAAACCAAAGATTCGATAATTCATTAGATATATTATATAATTTATTTGAAAGTTGTTTACGTTCTTTGAAATTTTTCTTTAAGAAATAATTATTGTCAATTACTATATCTATTAAATCTTTACTAATGTTTTTCCTTTTAACTCTACTGCTAAATATATTTCCAATATAAGCAGGTATATTACAAATTATAGCAATCTTTTCTATTATTTTATCTAAATTGCGAATTGCTATTTTGTATTTTTCATAATTAGGTAAATCTTCTAATGGTGTATCAAAAGGCATACTAAAAGTTACAAATCTACCAGAATCATCAAAAGTACCATCATCTACATATTTTTTTACATCTATTTGAGTATAACAACTCTTACATATAAAATCACCATTATTATTTTCTATTACATAATTTTGAATAAATTCATACATCTTATCTTGATATTTTGTTGGATTTACTTTTTTAAATTTTGCAATATAATCCCATGTAATATTGTGTTGACATAATCCACTGATACTTGTTTCTTCTGTTAATGCTCCTTGATTAATTTCTTTAGATACATCAATTCGTAAAGCTTCTATTTTTTTTTCTTTTTCCGTTAAACTTGGCAATCTAATAGTTGTCCCTCCAAGACCAAAAAATATATCATCTCTTTCATCATATTCTGGTTTTTCTTTTTTTACATTTTCTATAATAAGACTTTCTATGTTATTATAAATATTAGAATTTCTATTTATTTTTACTAATCGTTTTTCTAAATTTTCTAATATTTTTTTAGCTTTTTGCATATTAATATTTTTATGTGTTTTAATTTTTCTAGTAAATTCATCAAATATTTTAATTATTATGTCATCATAGAAATTAGATACTAATTTTTTAAGTTGTTCTTGATTTGTTAATTTTGTGGTTTGTTCATATGATTTTTCTTTTGTATAATCTTTATCTAGATCAAACATCCAAAAAATAGAGGATTTATGAGGAGTATTTTTTACTATACCTTCATCGGCATAAACAGAAGTTAGATAATAACCATTATTACCATAATCATGAATATCTTTAACATCATTAACTTTTAGACATTCAATTGGTTTTAAATTAGTAGGAATTATAAAACCTACAATATTGACAAATTCATTTTTACCACCAATACGCATTTGTAACGGAAAATGTTTAGTTTGTCTGAAATCGCCTTTTTTTTCTAAAGAAACTGCACGAACTGCTGAAACTGTTTTATTCATTTGTATAGAAAATCCATAATCTTTAAAATCCTTAAAATTGATATATGGATATACTCTATAATTAGCTAAATCATTAAAATTATCATTTTCTGTCATTACTTTACTACCTTGATTTATTAATTTTCCAATAATTTTTACTTCTTCATCATTATTTACTAAAATTGCTTTTCTGTTATTAAGTGGAGCAAAAAAATTCTTTTTAATATTTGCCAATACTTTTTCGTCTTTTGCATTTTTAGAATATAAGTCACTAGTAACATCAATTTTAGTTACTATATATTTAATTTTAGTTTCTTCTCTCTTTTTAAAATCTTTTATACTATTATTGTCCATATTTTTGTCATATCTTTCAGAATCTTTATGATACAGTAAAAAATCATCAAGAACTGGTATTAAAATTCCAGCATTGATTAGTTTTAATATTTTACTTTCATGCGATTCTTCTAACATATTAATTTTATTTAAATTTTCTTGATTTTCTACAATATAGTTCCAAAATATGTTAGTATAACCACTCATTAATTCTTTTTTAGTTAATAAACTTTCTATAGTAACATAATCAATATTATCTCTTGTAGGTATTACTATATCAATATAAGTATATTCATCTCCATCAATAATTGTATTTTCTAGAACGTTTGCAAAATCTTTCTTATCTTGCTTTTTATAAAATTCTATAATTACTATTAATTTCAGTAAATTATGTGTTTTCAATAGTTTATCTTTTTCATTTTGTAAACTATTTTCTATAATGTCAGATCCTATTTCATTTAAAAATACAAATGCTGGTTTAAATTCTGGACGTTTTATTAATAATTTGATTTTATTTTCATCATTATATACTTCTAATATACTAATAATATTTTTTATAATTTTATAATAATTTATAATTTTTGCATTAAACTCACTAGTAAAAACATTATTAATTTTTAATTTATATGCTTTTTGATTTTTTGAAAATTCAACAATATTATTAAAATATAATTCACTTGTATCTTCATAAAAATATCCAATGTATAAAAAGAAATATGTCATAATATATTTTTTAATAAGTTCATCAAATAATTTTGTATTGTCATTATTAATTAATGTATCTTTTAATTTTTCATAACTTATTGTATCATAATATTTAATTATTAATTCATTAATTTCTTTCTGAAATTTTATAAAATTTTTTTCTTTTATAATTGCTTCTATTATTTTATTATTCTTAAAAGTATTAATTAATAAGTCATCTAACAGTTTATTAACAAAATCATCTATTCTATCAATGTACATTTATATTTTAATTATATAATACTAATAGATTATTTTAATTATTAAGATATTTAAAGCATTTATACTATTATTATTATAATTTAGTACAATACAATGAATTTTAAAGAATCATTGTTTTATAATAATAAATTTATATTTAAAAAATCAAGAAAATTAGATGATAATACTATAAAATTAGATATACCAGAAATTATAGATCTAAATAATTATAATATAGATGAAATTTTTATTTTATTAAAATGTCCATTAATAGACTATATTAAACAAAAATATAATATAATTGTATTAACATATGATATTTTTATTGAAAAACTGGATGATTTATTTGGAAATTTTATTAGATGTATATCTGTTGATGAAGATGATAATTATATATTAGTTAATAAAAATATCATCAGTATAGATAATCCCGATAAAAATTTAATTGATTTCACAACGACTGTATATCAAAAATTACCTTTTAAAAAAATATTTTCTTTTATGACACCACAACTTACTAATAATAATACTATGGTATATTTAAAAAACTTGGATCATAATAAGTTTAAAAAATTATACATTAAAAATATAATAGAGGGAATAAATTGTTTTTTGATATATAATAATTATTGGCAATTAATATCTGAAAAATCAATTAATGCAAATGAAAACGTTTATAAAAATAATACAATAAATGATCAATTTAAAGAAATTATAAATGAAAAAAAAATTAATTTAGAAGAATTAGATAAAACAAAAATATATAATTTTATATTAGTTCATCATAAAAACAATGGAATTTTAAATTTTTGTCATTATGGAAGTGGTTATAAAGAATTATTTTTGAATTTAGTACTAAATAATAAAGATAATTTGCAATATGTAAATATTTTTCCAAATATTGAACATAAAAAAAATAATATAAAATTAATTAATAAATTAACTTTTGAAAATGTTCAAGAACTTGTAGAAAATATAAATAATTTATCTTATGAAAACATAGTGAATAAGAAAATATCAATCGAAGGATATAATATTTATGAACTAAATAAAGATATACAAATAGTAAATTATAAATTACAAACACATATATTTCAACAAATACAAAATATAAAACCAAAAAATAAAAATATACATCAAGGATATTTAGAGATGTATCAAGAAAATAAATTAAAAGAATATCTCCCATATTTAACAAATTATCATATTGAAATAATACACCGAATATCAATGTCATTAAGAACCATATCAAAAGAATTTCTTGATATATACCATTATTTAAAAAAATATAAACAATATGAATTATATAATGCTATACCTACAAATTATAAAAAAATACTATACGGTATACATGGTATATATATAGATGCAAGAAAGAATGAATTTAGTAAAAATTATGTAGAAGATGAAAATAAACTAGACACACGATCTATAACTATTCATGATATATATCATTATTTAAAATCAACACCTGTCAATTTATTGAGACAATTATACTTTGATAGAGATGCAATAATAAAAGAAAAAAAAATAAATCCAGAAATTTATAAATTATTTATTAAAGATTGTATATATACAATAATACAAACAAAATTAATGTCTATTTAATTGCTTTCTTTATTGTTTCAAATATTTCTTTCAAATAATCCATTGATTCAATCATATATTTCAATGGATGTTCATTATCAGAAGCAATTTTAATTTTAATTAATCTTTCTAAAGGCGATGGTTTAGATAATCCACAAAATATAATATTTTTATGATCTTGAAAAGCGTTATTTATTAGTTCTCCCATTGTATGATCTTCGTCTTCAAATTCAAAAATAAGAGTGCTATTTTTTTCATACTTTGTGCTTTCTTTTAATTGTACAGTAAAATAAGTTTTAAAATCATTAATTTTCTTTAATAAGTAATTAACAGATTTTTTTATAATAACTTGTTCTTGTATTTGTCCCTGTGATTCAATTGTAAAAATATATTTATTCTTATCTTCATCATAATTATAATAACAATTGGAAGCAGCTGAAAATATATTAGATTTTAATCCAGTAGATAAAGCTGATTTCATATGACACTTAAAAGTTTCATTTGGTCTCAATTGTATTATTAATATAGGATATTTTTTAAAATATGGATTCATAGTTTCTCCATCTACAAGATAAGTTATATCATTAGTAGTAATATTAATATTTTCTGGTGTATTATTAAAAGTATTGATATACATTTCAATTACTTTTTCTTTTTCATAACGTATATAATTGATATCAGTAAATAATAATTCGGTGTTAACATATTTTTTATCTAAAAAATCTAAGCCACTATCAATATCCAAAATAGGTATTTGTGATAATCTTAGACGCATGTAGTCATTATTAAAAATAGTATTATTGCCTTCTATTTTAATTAATTCAGCAGGAAATCCATATATTGGAATTTCGTCCATAGAAACTCTACGAATAGCATTTATAATAGAAGGAGATATATCTTTTCCACTAATTTCAAGTATTAAAGAACTTTCATGTAAATCTGTTCTTTTATTATATTTAAGTTCTTTTATATCAATATCTAATCCGGTACTGCTTCTGGATAGTTTTTTAGACGATTTTTTCATTATATTAGTTATATATTTATAATAGTATATATATTTAAATAATTTAAAATCAATTTTTTTATTTAAAAATATTATGTTATATTATATTAGTTAACTATGAAAAGAATCTTAATCTATAGTAAAAAATGTCAGTCATCCTCAAATTTAATTATTTTATTAAAAAATATAAATTTATTATTAAATTTTGAAATGATATGTTTAGAAGAATTAATAGCTAATAATAGAATTCTTCCACCAAATATAAAAATGGTTCCTGCATTAATTATGCCAGAAATGAATTTAATTTTACAGGGAAAAGAAACTTTTGAATGGGTTGAAAAAATGAGACTCAATATTATTAAATCTAATATTGCACGAAATATGCAACAAAGTGGTCCAAATGGATTTACTAATATTGAAATGGGAGGATTTTCTGATAATTTTGCATATACTATGACTGATTTGGCACAACCAAAATCTTTCTTACCATATGGAAAAGATGATGAGTATGCAATTTATACTGGTATTGAAATTAAAAAATTAAAAGATCAAGATATAAATAAATTGCTAAAAGATTCCGAAAAATCACGAAAAGATATGGATAAACAAGTTGGAGAAATTTATGATAATAATCGTAAAGATGCAATTTTAAATTATGAAAAGCAAAAAATATTATCTAGTATGAATAATTAAGTAAAAAGACTTAAAATATCATTATATTATAAGAATATAATAATATGGAAGATCTACCTCCTCTTCAAATTAGCGAACTAAAACAACAAATTCTAACCGATGATATACAATCATATAATGATATAGCTGAACTAAATATGATAGTATCTACACTAAAATCAAATAGTGATACAGCTGTTTCTGAATTTAAAGAAGTACTAATTATGCTTACTGAAGAATTAGCACGTGTTACCGGTGACCATATGTTAATGATGCATAAAACAAATATTGTTGGATTTATTAATAAGAATCCAAAAGGCTTAGTCGATAGTCTAATATTAAAATGTTATGAAGCTAAAGATGGAATGTTACGTGAACGTATTGTTAAAGGTGATGATTCATTTTTTATGAGTAATAGTCTTGATGATGTTAGTGAAGGTGATTCTAGTATAGTAAATATTATTTTCCAATTTAAGAATTTTTGGGGAAAACTCAATACTGATAACCGTAATATTATTAAAAATAGTTTACTTGCTTTAATTTCTTTATGTGATATGCGATATTTGGCATTTAAAAAGTATCAATGCTTAAAAAAACTCAATCAAACATATACCCATATTTTTTCTGAACTTGATAATATTTTCTAAATTACTTAAAATATAATTAACATAATAAATTTATATACTATGGAAACTTCTGCAATTGAATTAAAACGATATCATGATCAGTTTGTTGCTAATCTTATATTATTATTGCAACTCAATATAACAAAAACACATGTAGAAAATTATACTGATTTTGTTACTAAGTGTGATTTACCATCTAATATAGTACTATTTATGAATAATTTTGATATTCCAAAAAAAGATAAATCTGTTAATGATTTACAATATAAAGAACTCATAATAGCATCTGTGCAAAAAAAAGTATCTGATAATCTTGAGAAACTAAAAATTAGTAGTAGTAACTTTTTAAATTCTATATTATTAGGTGAATTATCTATAGATGGCGTAAGTGGTATTATTAAAAAAATATTTGGTACTATCAGTTCTAATTATGAAATGCTTACTACAAAGAATCCAAAACTTTTCCAACTAAAAACTACTAAAGATGATGGTTCTCAAGTTACTATAACTTTGATTCCAGGTATTGACATGATTTATTCATGGTACACTCTTGATTCAGAATCACGAAACAATCTATGGTTCTATTTAGAAAATATGTTTATATCTGGTACTAAAATGATCCATTTAGTAAATAAAAATTCTATTAGTAATTTTGATATAAAGCTATTGAAAGAATTAAATTATACAAAACTCAAGACAGATTTTTTAGAAGCATTCCCTGAACAACAAGTTATCAATACGATGAATCTTGACATTGATCCATTTTTAGGCATTGGTATCAATAATCAAGAATTTGGATTAGAAAACTTTGTTCAACCTGATGATTCTCAAGTACAACAACCTGGACTCAGTTCTATGGCTAAAATGCTTGGTGTTGATAAGATGATAAATATGGAAGAACTTAGTAAACAACTTAAAAATATTAGTAAAACCGAAATAGAAGATGCTACTAATAATATTAAAAAACTACTAGGATCAAATATAGATGAAGGAACTTCTGAAATTATTGGTACTGTTTTATCCGATATTACAGACCAACTTAAAGAAAGTGATTTATCAAAAGGTGACCCGATTACTAATATTATTAGTATTGCTGAAAAAGTAGCTAAAAATACTATTCCAAAAATTGATCCAAATAAAGTAGATATGAAAAAAGTATTTGAATCTACAAAAAATCTAGCAAATAATTATAAAGATGGAACCCCACTTATGGGAAATGATGGGCTTAATCCATTAGCAATGCTTACTCAAATGATGCAAGGACAATCAAAAAGTGGTTCTAATGCAAAACAAACAAAAATAATGGAAGATATGATGAAAAATTTGATGAAAAATTTGATGAGTAAAAAATAGGTTTAAATTAATGGCACTAATATTATAATATAATATTAATGACTAATTTCTATAGAATTGAAAAAGAAGTCCATATAGATGAAATAATGGAAAAATATAATAATAAATTATTTGTATTAATTTTTTCAGTTGATTCTAAAAATTTTAATCCAGAAATAATTAATAATACTAATTTAATAAAAAAAAATATTAAAAAAGAATTATTAAATGAACAAAATATATTTCTTTATATAAATCTACAAAGATATATTATTACGCAAAATAAATATGCAAATCAAATAACCCGTGATTCAATTCCATACATAAGTTTTTATTATAATAAAAATCAGATAGCACGTATATTAAATGCAGAATGGAATGTATTTGAAGAAACTTATAATAAAATTAAATCTGAATTAGATGCTATAAAAGAAAAATCGGAAATTTTAAATAATAATGCAAGTATGAGTAATGGACCAATTAGTAATGAAAAACAAGAAAAAAATAGTAATGATTTAATAGAAACTGATAATAAAGGAGAACAAGAAAAACAAGAAGAAATAATAAATAAAAATGAACAAAATACTCTAAAAGAACAAATTAAACAGCAAAAAAAATTAGAAGAAATTGAAAAATTAAAACAACAATATTTAATTAATGAATTAACTAAATTAAAAAAAGCAAAAGAAATAGAAGAAACATTAGAATCTACATAATTATTTAATTATATTATTTTATTATTTAGTCAATTAGATTAAATAATTATTTTTATTAAACATTTTTATCTTTTAAATCGTAAATCTTCATATCGCAAACAAGCTCCTTGATTAATTTTACATATATCATCAGTTTTATATAACCAATTAGCAAATTCTTCTTGATCATTTGGAATACTTGTTACTGGTAAAGTATACCAAACTCTTTGTGAATTTTTTATATCAAATAAATCAGTCATATCTCGATATAAATCGGCATTAAAATGTCGTTCCATATCTTCAGCAATATCTTCATCATCGCCATTAGCAGCAGTTGGTATTAATTCTTTTCCAAATTCTGTTACAGCTGGATTCATAAATGGATTATCTTTTGTTGGTTTTCTACTTGCTTGTTTCTCATATTCTAATAATTCATTAAAATCATAATTTACAAAATCTTTTGCTTTTCTATCAGTGTTGGCTTGTATATCTATATTATTGATACGACCAAATTTTAATTTACCATTTGAATCATATTGACCCACTTCTAAAATATTTTTAGAATCATTTATTAGCTCATTTTTATTTTGCTTAATTAATTTTTTATTTACAAAATCATTATATTTTCCTTGATAGTCGTTATTATAAATTAAATATATTACTATGATAAATATAATAATAAATATAGGAAGCCCGATATATATATTTTTTTTACCTAATAATACCAATAATATAATATAATATAAACATAATCTTGTAATTGCATTTAACTGGTCAATTCTTGACATTTCATACGTAGGAAAAAATTTTAAATAATTATTATTTTTATAAAGAATAGTTGGATCTTCTAACCAGAATTTTTTTTCCATTATAATATAGTTTTATAAAAATTTTATTCCATTATTTATATATAATGGAATCATTAAAACAAGTAATATACAATTCCCAAAATTTACTAACCCTTATAGTTATCTTGGTAGTTGTTTTAGTCGTTGTTCTTGTTGTTAGAAACTGTTTTGTAGAACCATTTGCCAAAACAAAGAAAACAAGTAAAAAGAAAGCAAGTAAAAAGAAAGCAAGTAAAAAGAAAGCAAGTAAAAAGAAAGCAAGTAAAAAGAAAGCAGGTAAAAAGAAAGCAGGTAAAAAGAAAGCAAATAAAAAAGAACAATCAGTTGTCAACACGGCATCATCTTTAAGTGTTAGTGAATCTGAAAGTAAATCTGAAACTATTCCTGCCCAGGTCCCCTCTATTGCATCTCTTAATTGTCCCACATGTGCAACCTGTCCTGAATATTGCCCTCAAGTTGAGAAATGCCCTGTCTGCGCAACTTGTCCAACTTGCCCAAATTGTCCAAAGTGTCTCAATTGCCCACTAAATAAACCATTTGCATATGCACAATCAAATGGTAAAACGTATGTTACTAATAAACAATGTGTTAGATCATTTGATTCAAAAGGAACAAAAATTGATGGTAATGGTCAACTTTATGGTTCATGTGATTGGCAAGAATATAATGGTCCAATGCCAATGAATCCAAGTGATGTGCAAAGTATTAGTGGTGTTACTGCACCAACTGATGCAATAAAATTATTTGAAGGACCCAATGATATATGGGCACCAATTAGAGGGTATCCCAAAGCTACATATAGATGTAAAAAACCATGTGACGGAATAAACAATAAATTTGAAAAAATTCCTATTAAATCATATGGTGGTATAAATGGATGGATAGCACCATTAGAATTTTCGATTAGTGAAAATGTTGTTTTTGCACGCGATGCTGGTAATGAATTATTTTATTGTGATAATACAAAAGAAAATCCATGCAATGGAACATGGTATCATATTATTGGTTCTAATGCTAATCCAGTAGATATAAATAATGATCCTACATTAACAAATTTTAGTTCTATTGCTGTAGCATAAATAAATTAAAATAAATATTGATAATAATTTTTATTACTTACATTGGGTAATTTTGAATAAATTTTAACAATTTCTTCAAATCCTTCTTTTTTAGTTGGTTCTTGATATTTTTTTTTATAAATATTATATACAAGAGCAGGTATTTTCTTAGCATCTTCATAAATATATCTATACATATTATTATGTTTAGCATGTTCTTCTGTAGTCATCATATGAAAACATCTAATATAATAATTATATTTTTTTGCAAGATCTATAAAATATCTTCTAGTTTCTATATCAGGACTAGTATTATCTATTATAATTTTTTTTTTATTTTCCATTAAGTTTTCACATTTCTTTAAACACTTAGTAAATGTTTTTAAAATATCTTGGTTAATTATTTCATAATTATACTTTTTAGCTAGTTTTATAGCATAAGTAGATTTACCAGAAGCAGGAAATCCAACTAAAATTATAATTTCTAATTTATTCTTAAAGCTTATTTTAAATTTAGGAACTATATAATTATTAAAATCAAAATAATTTTTAATTTCTGGAATTATAATATCTTTTTTTAAAAATACTTTTTCGGGTGGCAAAAAGGTAAGGCCAATATTGATGGCAAATTTTAAATCAGTATCAGAATGGTCATTTCGTCTACCCATTGCATCACCACAATAAAAAGAATCTATCAAATTAATCTTACTATCAAATAATTTCCAAATTCCAGTCAATGGTTTTCTAAATATATTATCGTGTATACTTGCATATACTTTAATAGGTAAATTCAATTCTTTTAATATATCTTTAATTTTTGAAATCCACATATCTATCTGTTCTTGTTTCTTAAGCCCCAATTGATTAGTAATAATAATAATAGAATAACCGTTATTATTATAACTGGATAAGACATTTTTTATATTACTAAATAAAAACTTCCAATCAGTATTATCAACTGGGAATTTTTTACCAGATTTTGTAGTAATTAAAGTATTATCTAGATCAAAAGATGCTATTTTATTTTTTAAAATAAAATTATTATAGATGATTTCTAAATAAGTATTATGATTAATTATTTTTAGCATAGTCTATATAATATTTATATATTATTAAGTTTAATTATCAATTATTTTTATATAATTAGTATATAATAATGAGCAGTATATATTCAAATAGACTAGATAAACGAAATTTTGAAGTTTTCTTTCAACAAAATAAAAGTAACTTTCCAGAAAAAGGCGAAATTACCGGCGATCAATTTAATTATGAAGAAATAGATCAGGGCATGCCTATTCGTGGAAATTTTATAGCAAGTAAGAACAATAAAAAAAATATAATTGATACTATAAATTTTGATTTTGATATTTTTGATAAAGATAAACTAACAGATTTTAATATTAATTATTTTGATCCAATGGCAAATAATGGAAATATTGCACATTTAGATAATTTTAGAGAAACCAATGCAATAGTAACTAATGATATTGATAGATTGTCTAATATAATAGATGAATATGGATATTTTTTATTTAATAACGTGCAAAAATATTTATTAAAAAATCATTATTTACTTACTTCATTTTATTTAAATAATATTTTAACTTCTTTGTTTATAGCTTCTAAAAATAAAACAAATATAGAACTAAAGAATTATTTAAATATTAGTGATAAAGTAAAATGTATGTCTGATATAAATTTATTTCATATTGAACTAGAAAAACTTACTTATTTAGAAATATTTAATTTTTTAATTGTTCCATATGAATTTAAATTAAATAAAACTTTTTTAAATTATTTACCTAATATTAAAATAATTAATTATGAAAATAAATATGCTGATTTAAATATACAATGTTCTAAAATAAATAAATATATTAGCACAAGTCATAACTTAAATTTTGATAATACTTTAAAGTCATATCATTTAAAAGAAAATTCTATTATTGCTTTAATATCAGGTAAAATACAACCAGTATGGAAGAATAATTTTGATGATATTATTATAGATACTTTTTATAGTTTTCATAAAAGAAATCAAAATTTTTTAATTTCTAAAAATAAACAATATAATTATTTTAGACATGATAATTTAGAATTATTAGAAATACCAACTTATGATAATAAAATGTCTTTTGGTATCATTATGTCTGATAAAGATTATTATCCAAAACTCAATCCAGAATTAATTAATTTTATGATTTCTAATTTAGCACCAACTCAATTTAAATATTTAAGTATTCCCCAAATAAAAGATAATTTAAAATTACGCTATACTAATATATTAAAAGAATCTGGACTGACACGAATTTTTGAATCTATGGATATTCCTGAACTTATTGTTAATAACAATATTTATCTCAACGACATAGTACAAAATATATACTTAATTATAGATAAGAACAATAAACCAACTCATAATCAAAATAAGGAAAATAAGAATAATTTAGTAAAACAAATAAATACACCATTTATTTATTATTTTAGATTAAATACTTTGAATACTATTTTATGTTTAGGTCAATATTGCTAAATTGAATTATATTTTTTTATTAAATTATTAAACATATTTTCGAATTGTTGTAAAATTTTTTTATAATCCTCTTTAGTACCGCAAAATTTTGTATAAACATCTGAATTTTTGTCTTCGATCAATAATAAATAATTTTGTAAAACAGTAAAAATAGCATCACTTTTTTTAAATCCGTAACCAAAAAAATAAAAACTTTTAGTAAATTTCCAAACATTAACTGATTTCCATAAAACAAATTTTTTGAATATTTTTTGCAAAATTAAAATTAAATTATAAATCGGGAACATTTTTTTAAATGTCATATTTATTATAATATTGCCATCAGAATCTAGATTTTTTAGTATTATAATAATGCTTGTAACAATTAATTTTAGCTGAAATTTTATAGAAAACATTTTTGATAAATCGTATGGAACACAAGATGCAATGGCAAAATCAAACTTTTTATCTATATCAATTTTATCAACTAATATATTTTTGTAATTGCAACTATAGTTTTTATTGTCAATCTCGAACTTAACACCATTTTCACTAACTGGTAATGAAATTCCATATCCATTGGATTTTGGGAATCTTTCCAATACTAGTTTAGAATAACAGCCGGGTGCTGCACATATATCTAAAAAATTTTTAATTGTAATTTTATCATGTAAAAATTTGTTAAACATCTCGGTTCCAATAAAAATTAATTTATCGGTATTTTCTTTTAATTCCCTTCTTTTTTTGTTCTCTTTTAATTTTTTTTTCTTTAATAAAAAAAAATATTTTTTATATATTTTATTATCATATGGATCCATCTTATTATAATATAATTCTATATTTAATTAACTAAACTAATACTATTAAAATATATTTTATAAACTTTATTTTCATGTGCATTTTTACTATTATTTTTTATTAAAATTGCATACATGTCTTCAAAATTATTAATTTTATTTTTATTAAAATCTGCATTTAATAAACAATGATATGGTTTATTAATTTTCATATAACTAAAATATAAATTATCTTTTGGATTACTATCAAGAATAATTTTGCAATAATGATTTCCTAGTTCATAATCTTTTTTTAAAGAACTATCATTAATATTTTCTTTATAAAACTCATAATCTTCTTCTATGATATGAGTAACAAAACCAATAGATTTAATCCAATCTTCTGGAATATATAATAAATCCATATTTATATCTTTGTAAATTAAATTATCATATATGTTATTTTTAATAAATTCTTTTATTTTTTCAGTATCGATATCATAATTATTTTTAATAATGCATAATTTATTATAGTGACAAAATCCTTCAAGATAAAATTCAAGTAACATCTGAAAAGTAAAAACTATATAATCATAATTACTAGTATTATCAAGATCAGTATCTTTCTCCGGCAAAAGAATAACTTTATTTTCACCAAAATTTTTAGGTTTTTTAGAATATATTTCTTTTAATAAAGTAGTAAAATCACTTTCTCTAATGTTTGTATTTACAGTACTCATAATAGTTTCAATTTATGAATTATTTTTTAAGTTATAATTATATATAATAATATATATAATGGAAGATTTCAAAAATATTGATATTGATAATAATCTAACTTTTGAACCAAGACTACAAGAATATATTAAAAAATTAAATTATTATAAAAAATATAATATTGCTCCTCCTTTTAATTTAGAAAGAGAATATTCTATCACCAGAGAAGATAAAATCAAAATAAAGAATTTTTTACATGGTCGTTATGATATTACTAAAATAGAATTGCAAGAAGAACGTGATGAATATGTAATACCTGCACAAAACACTTTTGGTATTACACACGATGATTACAAAAAAGATCCAAGATATGAACGTCTCCAAAAAAAATTACAAAGAGATCGTGATGCAACTCAAAATAGACATAGTTACGGTAATGGAGCAGAAATACAGGGCAATGATAATAAATTTATAACAGATGAACAATATCAAAAACTAGAAGAATCTAAACACTTTCTAGATAATAAACCATATTATAGTGATTATGCTCTCAATGTAGGGCATCATTCAAAACGTGTATATGATGTTCATCCTCTTAAAATTCAATATAATCAACGTCCACATAATAGCCAACATCGTGATTCTAGGCAAGATTTACCACATGATAATAATTTATCTAATATAATTGCTAAATTAGATAGTTTCAAAAAACATACTAATACTATTTATCAACATCCACAACATATGGATATATATTCTAATCAAAAAATAAATAACAATAATCAAGCAGTTCCTATGCGCGGCAATCGTGTAAATTTAATTGGAGGAACTCGTGATGTAGATATAGAAAATTGTTTAATAAAGGGTTTACCTGAAAGAAATGCAAAATTTAAATCTTTAGGATATCCTAATTATAGTGATCATTCTTTTGGCTATATTTCTGGTGATATTCAAGATCCAAAGCATGTAGTATTACCATTTCCTCGCGGAGGTGAAGCAAGTAGATTAGAAAATGATTTTCGTCGTGCGAAACCTTATCAAAGACAAATAATATAAATATATAGTTTTTAATAAAAATAAAAAAAATATTAGATTATAATATATAAATTATGTCTCAATACAGTGCTGTAAATTTAGGAGCCTATAATAGACTATCTTATGATAACTGTGCCTACCAAAAAAGATTATATGAAAGTACTTCTCCGCTGTTATATAACTTATATGAAGGTAAATTCCAAAACTGCAATAAATGCACCTATAAAAACGAATTCTGGAGACCATTTGATTTAGTGGATCTTGAATCAGAATTAAAAAATATTACTAGACCTAATACTAAATGTCCGCAACTTAAATATAATCCTGATTGCAAACGTTCTAAATTATGTGTAAGTACTTTTGAAAAGAACTTGCCTGTAGTAGTAGATTCTCAAGTATGTCCTGTCGTAAATAATAATATTCCCAGAATGTCCCATCCTGGATTCTCTCTACAAGAATTTGCTTGTCCTAAACTTAATATGGCTGTCAATACTCGTAAAATATAATTAAAAAAATTGAATTTATAATTAAATAAATATTATAAATTATTATATAAACTTTTAAAATGGCTTCTCCTTCTATTCGCCGTATTAATAAAGAATGGAGTGATATCAATTTAGAAATTTCAAAATACAAAGAAGAAATATCTGTATCAATGGTTGATAATAAAATTACACATTGGACAGCTACAATTATTGGGCCAATTGGTTCTCCTTTTGAAGGTGGTAAATTTACTCTAGATATTGTGTTTCCTTTAGAATTTCCATTCAAGCCACCTATTATTAAATTTAAAAACAAAATGTATCATCCAAATATTAACACAGATGGATTAATCTGTTTAGATATTTTAAAAGATCAATGGTCGCCTGCACTATCTATCTTCAAAGTATTGCTATCAATTAGTTCTCTTTTAGCAGATCCCAATCCAAACGATCCACTCAATCCAAATGTTGCAACAATTTATAAAACTAATCGTGAATATTATAATAAAATGGCAATGGAATGGACACACAATTTTGCTAAATAATTTTTTATAATAATATAGTTTTTTTATTTCTATAATAATTAATATAATATTATGGAACCATCTAAATTAAATATTGGTCATTCTAGTAGATTAGGTTATGATTCATGTGCTTATTATGATAGACTTGAAGAAAGTGTTGGCCCAATTGGATATAGACTCGATCCTAACTCTATAGAAAATTGCAACCAATGTCTTTCTACTCTTGGTCCTCGTTCATCTTATATGGGTCAAGGTGTTTCTTCTGCTGTTGGTTTTCCTATTGCTACTTCTCAAAAACTAGTTGATGTTGAATCTGTTCTATCTAACAGAAATTTAAAAACAACTAAATGTCGTCGTGATGGTGTTAATCCTATCAATGTAATTAAATTTGGTGTTAAACATCAAAGAATTTGCAATGACTATTTAAATCCTCTTTCTTCTCGTTTAACTTTCCCTGCTGCTAACTATAGAGATATGGCTGTAAATAGATTCTATAATCTTGATAGAAATCCCCAAGCAAATATCTTTTATGATTTCTCTGTAAATACTAAATTGGAAGCTAAAGATAATTTTATTGTTGATCTACCTAATATGTGGGTGGATAAATTGCATCCTGAAGTTTTATGTGGTAAAAATCCTCAAATTGCATACCCATATGATGCTCATTGTAAACAACCATATATGAATGAAAAATTGTTTAGAAATTAATTAAATATTATTATATATTTATAATTATATATAATAATGGAACTACTAGGAGGATTAGCATTTCTAGGACATATTATGAATAAAACATCTAATGTTGATACTAATAAAAAAAAAGATATTAGCAAAAAAATATATAATAATTCTGGTAAAAATATTTATGATAATGATACTTATAAAAAAGTATTAAACAAAATGAAATTAAAAGCTAGAAAGAAATCACAAATGGCAAACAATCCTGAAAAAACAGGAGTTATCCCACCATACTATAATAGCAATCGTTCTTATGCAAAAAAATCAAAATTTGATCCTTTTGAAGATCAAAATATGTCAGATAGTGATTTTAGTAATGATGTAGAATCTTATGCAGGAAGTTCATGTGATTCGGGTTCTGTCAATCTTGGAGATCCATCATGTTTTTTTAAAAAAGAAAATAAATTTAATAATAATAAATATCAAAATAAAATATTGAATAATTCTCAAAACAATAGTTTTTTAAATCAATTTGAACCAATGCGCTATGATAATCCATCTGATCCTGTTGCACTTAATAGTGTCGCGCCTATTATTGGCGATAATGGAAAACAGAGATTAGAACTAGAAAGAGATATGGCACTTAATGGGGGATTTTCTAGTTTTAATACTGAAAATGATTTAACTTATGGAATAGTATCAAAAGAAAATTTTGTACATAATAATATGGTACCGTTCTTTAAATCAAAAGATGGTGGATTTAATCCTTACACAGAAAGAAAGAACGCCGAAATTCATCAAAGAAAATTAGAATCATTTAGCGGAAGTGCAAATAATTTAGAATATAGACCAAAGACAGAAAGAAAAACTCTTTTTGATCCAGTAGCAGGGCTTACCAACATGTATGGAACTCCTGCATTAACAGACTTTCAAGAGTCTAGATTTATCCCAGGTATGGAACGTCGCAATGAAAAACCATTTCAAGAAGTTCGCATCACACCAGGGCTTAATCTTGGCTATAATGAAGTTGGTAAAGTTGGATTTCATGATGTATTTAGAGTTATGCCTAAGACAGTTGACGAATTACGCGTTGCATCAAATCCTAAAATTACTTATGGCGGTGTTGTAATTCCAGGTATGAAAGGTCAACGAAGCTCAGTTCCTTCTAAAATGTATAAACGCCGTCCTCTCACTTTCTGGGAAACTACTCCAGCTGATTATATTCGCGGTCAATCTTATATCAAAGCACCAACTATACATGCTGAAGTAGATTCTGGTAATCTTGCTACTGTTAATAGAGGTGTTGATTTAAATGGTAGATTAGGAGGAGCACAATTTTTTACTGACTTACATAAACCAGAAGATTTAATAGAAAAGACTAAATATTCACTCAAAGAAAACTTTAAAAATGATGCACCAAGAAATAGTCACAAACAAGAAGCAAATGACGCACGTGGGCATGATGATACTTATACAGCACGAGAAACTATGCGTGAAATCCATAGTAAAACAGAAAGAAGCGGTCAATTAGGAAACAGTCAATTAGAAAAATCCCTTGTATTTGACAATGTAAATAATATACAAGAACCAACTATGAGAAATATTCATGCTCTTCTCGATAGAGCTGGAAATTTAGGAAATCTAGAATTTAATAAAGGGCATATATATGATAGTAATAATTGGATTCCTGATGTAAATATGCGCAATATTCACGAACAAACAGATAGAACTGGACAAATGGGCAATGGCGAATATAACAAAGGACATACAATCGACAGTGTAAATTGGATTCCAGATCCTACTATGCGTAATCTTTATGAAAAGAAAGATAGAGCCGGTAATATGGGTAATAATCAACTAGAAAAAGGATATATATTTGATGGTGTAAATTGGATCCCTGACCCAAATATGCGTAATCTTCATGAAAAGATAGATAGAGCCGGTAATATGGGTAATTCGCAACTGGAAAAAGGATATATATTTGATGGTGTAAATTGGATTCCTGATCCAAATATGCGTAATCTTCATGAAAAGATAGATAGAGCCGGTAATATGGGTAATTCGCAACTGGAAAAAGGATATATATTTGACGGTGTCAATTGGATTCCTGATCCAAATATGCGTAATATTCATGAAAAGACGGATCGAGCCGGCAATATGGGCAATTCCCAATTAGGAAAGGGATATATATTTGATGGTGTCAATTGGATTCCTGATCCAAATATGCGCAATATTCATGAAAAGACAGATAGAGCCGGTAATATGGGTAATAATCAATTAGAAAAAGGATATATATATGATGGTGTAAATTGGATTCCTGATCCGACTATGAGAGATATTTATAGTAAAAAAGATAGAGCTGGTAATATTGGAAATTCTCAATTAGATAAGCCATTTGTTTTTGATACAGTTAATAATATACCGGATCCTACTATGAGAGATATTCATGAAAAGAAAGATCGAGTCGGTAATATAAACAATGGTGAATTAGATAAACCGTTTGTATTTGATACTATTAACAACATACCTGATCCAACTATGAGAGATATACATAGCAAGAAAGATAGAGTAGGAGTAACTGGACCAAATCATATGGAAAAACAAAGAAGTAGAGGTGATGCTAATAATATGCGAGTTAATACTGTTAAAGAAGTGATAGCACAAGGAAGGAAACCAACTGATTCTAATTATTCAAAAGGTCCTACTGTCAGCTTTACTATGATGAATTTACGAGAACCATTAAATTTTAACAGAGATATTTATCCAGATATTAAACAAACTACTACTGAAAAGATGGGCTTTATTGGAACACGTTCTAAACAAACTTTACCACAACAAAGTTTTCACTTTTATAGTCATATAGACGAAAATTTAATGGGTAATCAACTAATTAATAATGTGATCCATCAATCACCTACTAATTAAAATTTAACAAAAAAATTGATTTTCTTTATAAATAAATATTAATTATTAAAAAAATGATTAATACTAATGATATTTTTGAACAATTAAAAGATAGTATTGAATATAAGCTCAAACCAGATGAGACCAAGATATCAACTATGACAATATGTTTAAAAATGAAAAAAAGCATAATATTTAATTGTCAACAAATTGGTAAATATTTGAAACAAGATAATGATTTTATAACAGAAATTAAATTTAGCAATGACGATGGAAATATTCAAATTCGTGGCGGAATACCTAAACGGAAAAAACACAAAAAAAAGGAAAAACCAAATACTAAACAAAAGAAAGATAGTTTCTATAATCAAGTTACTATTATAGTAAAAGTATCTGATATAAAAACTATTAATATTAAATTGTTTAAAAATGGGTCAATTCAGATGACTGGATGTGATAGTATAGAAAATACGAAATACTCAATAGAAAAATTATTTAAAATACTCAATAAATCTCGTTATTTAGTAAATCCTGTTAAAAATAAAATAACAGAAATAAAATTTGTCAAACATGAAATAAATTGTTCTGATATTATATCTGGAAAAGTTTCTTTGATAAATTGTAACTTTTATATTGACTTTCAAATTAATCGAGACAAATTATATCAATTAATTTCTGAAAAAAATCTTGATAATGTACTAGAGATTAAAAAGAAAAACATTACTGATGTTATAGATAAAGATACACCTCAAAAATATATGGATTCTACTTTTGATCCAATTCGGCATGCATGTGTAAATATAAAATTAACTCATCCAATAAAAACTATTACTATATTTGTATTTGAAAGTGGATCAATTATTATATTGGGTAAATCATGTCGTCAGATACGCGATGCATATAATTTTATTAATGTATTTCTATGTTCTAACTTTTTTAATATTTCTTATAATTAAAAATTTTGTTTATTATTTAAAAAATAATCTTAATAATAATATATTATGAAAACTGTTCTATCTTTTGACGTCGGTATTGTAAATCTTGCTTATTGTATACTAAAAAAAGTAGATTCTGAAACAAATGATAAATTTGAAATTCTTAAATGGGATATCATTAATATAGATGATAATAAACTAACATGTAGCTATATTAATAAACAAAGTAAAACTGATAAAGAAAAAAATAAAAATAATTTATGTAATCAAAATGCCAAATATATACTAAATACGGATCATTATTGCACTGTGCATTATAAATCTTTTATGAAAAATTTTGATAAAACTAATAAACCTGAATTAAAAATAAAAACTTTAGATGTTCCTGTCAAATGCTCTGAAAAATGCAAATCAATTGCTGATAAATCTTTCGATGATAATATTGTATGTGATAAACATCTTGAAAAAAAAAAGAAAGATTATCTTGCTGAAAATACTCCAAGAAAATTAAAAAATCAAAATTCTAATTATAAATCTATTAATAATCTTTCTTCTATGTTATATGCCAAACTAGATAAACTACAATCAGATTTTTTATCTGTTGATGAAGTATTAATAGAAAATCAACCAAGTTTACTAAATCCAACAATGAAAACTATATCTGCTTTATTATATTCTTATTTTACAATTAGAGGAATCATCGACAAAAGTATTACTAATAGCAATATAACAACAGTTCATTTTATTTCTCCACAAAATAAACTAAAAATAAATAAAACAATCACAGATAAGACTCTTAATAATTCTAGTGTAGATACTAAGAGAAAAGAATATATATTAACAAAAGATTTGGGTAAAAAATATTGTAGAAAGTTAGTAGAAAAAGAAAAGAAATACTTAGATATTCTTGATAGTTTTAAAAAAAGTGATGATTTATGTGATAGTTTTTTACAAGGATTCTATTATTTGTTTTTCAAAGATGGAAATTTTTCAGAAACTTTTCAAAAATTATTAGATCAAATTGCTGAAATATGTGATAAAGAACAAATTAACAAAGAAAAAAAGAAATTTATAAAAAAACTAGAGATGTCAATAAAATAGATCAATTCTTTTTTAATCCCATTGTATTAAATAAATTATTTTTAACCATTGGGATCTTTTTCTTGATATTTTGAATATTTGATTTAATATTATCACTTTCTGTATTTTTCTCAATTGTAACTTCTTCTATGATATGGTGAATAAAACATAGAGGTGGTAAATTAAGTCTGTATTCTTTTTCACATTTAGCAAAATTAGCTCTATAATCACTTATTTCTACTATTCCGCCAAATTTTACTAGAACTTCTTTTTTAGCTGCTAATTTCATTTTATCTATTGGAATAAATTTTTCATATAATTTCTTCAATAGAGTATATCTTTCCATTACTTTATAATCTTCTATTTCCAGATTATAAGAAGCAGCACAATTAAAACTACAAAAGTTACCAAATACATAATACTTATTATTGTAAAACTTTTCTGGAATGAAAAATGGATAATTATCAAATTCATATGTACACCACCAACAACATATATGTGTTTTTTCTATTTCAAGTGGCTTATTTGTCGTATTATCAATTAATTTTAAATTAATAATATGTTTTGTCATATCTTTTTGTACATCTGAATCAAAAATATCTAAACTGGGTTTTTCAGAAAGTGCTTTTTCCAGTTTTTGATTTAATTGTTTTATTAAAATATCTTTTTGTTTAATTTCTTCTATTAATTTCTTATAATTGATATCTTCATAATCATAATCATAATCATTATCAGAATCATATTCAGATTTTTCTGAATTTGTAGTTTCTGAATTGCAACTACTATCTTCTGAATCAGAAACAGATTTTACTGTATCAGTAGTAGTTTTTTTCTTTAGCGGAACAGGTAAATGTAATATGATATCTTTATCGTCCATTGATATTTCTTTCCCCTCATAATTTTTTAATGGTTTGTCAAAATAAAGATTTTTTCTAGGACGACCGCGTTTTTTAGGCATTTCTGCTTTCATTTTATTTATTTCTTCATTATTATTGTCACTATCACTAGAATTATTCATTTTATATAGATTTATAATACTATCTTTTTAAACCAAATGCTATATTTCATGAACCATTCTAATGTTCTTAATTATTCAATCTTTTTAGTTCCATATATTTTGTTTTATATTTATGATATTTAGTAAACCATTTACCCACCCCCCTTTGGAATTTTTTATTAATTGGAACAACCTTAATTAATCTGAAAGTAAAAAAATGGGTTGTATCAATTGTAATAAAGATGCTGTAAATAATATAATAAAGATAGTGAATACATATTTATTGAATAAACCATGACCATAAAAATTTAGGAGAGATTATAAATTCCCTAAAAAAAATAAAAGATAATAACTCTATTATTATTACTAAATAATAGTGTCAAATATCATTAAGCCTTTATATATACAATTATATTTTTTTACTGTTAAGTGTCCTATTTTTCAGTAAAATTTATTCCAAAAATAAAATATTTAATTACAAGAATATCTACGTTTTTCTTAAGTAATATATATTTTATAATAAATCAATTCCTGTCTTTTTTTGGCGAATTGCTTTTGGTTTATCTGATTTTAAAGAATCTTTTGATACATTATCTTTTTTTACTTTTTTACCAATAGATATAGCAGAACGACTTGCTTCATCTTTATCTACAACACCCATACTTTTTATTTTGTCACTAGAAGTTGCTTCTGAAAATTGTTTTTTTTTATCAGATAATATACTTTTAAAATTTAAATTATATTCAACACTAGCTTTTGATTTTCTGCTAACTTTACTGGATTCACTAGTTTCAGAATGTTCTGTTTCTTTTAACTTAGCTAATTGCTTTTCTTGCTCTTCGCGAATTTTTTTTATTTTTTCTAATTCTTCTAAATACTTAGTTTGGGCCTGCAAGTTATCTAGTTTATTTGAAATATAAGAATTAGAACCTAATCCATATTGTTGTCGAAGTTGTTCATTATATTGTTCTTGTTGCTGTTGTTGTCGAAGTTGTTCATTATATTGTTCTTGTTGCTGTTGTTGTTTCATCATCATCATTCTTTGAACAGCTGGAGGTATTCTCATTGTTTGCTGATTATTTATCGGACTAGCTTGACTATTAATTATGGTATTTTTTTCTGTTTGAGTAATAATTAATTTTTCACGTAATGCTTCCAATTCCGCATTTTTTTGAGCATTCTCTCTTTTAAGATTTTGGAATTCTAATTCTTTCTGTTTAATTAAATTTAAATCTTGCGCTTTTTGATTTGCTGATTGATATTCTTTATTAATTTTATCTTTTAATGCTTCATTATTTTTAATAGTTTGTTCTTTAATTTTTTGTTGTATTGCCCGTTGTCTTAGCTGTTCGGCTAAAACTGGGTCTTCATCTAATTGAGTATTCAAAGTAGGTAAATTCCCCATCATAGTATTGGTTAAATGGAATTTTAATGCTGATCCTGATACCATTAATAATATTTTTAATTCAGGAGCCATACTTTTTCCAGGTTGATTATATTTTTCATACAGTTCGCCAAATACATCATAATAATTATTGATATCAGCATTCATTTGTTCAGACCAACCCTTTAATTTTAAATCAAATGGATTATATTTATCGTTTAACATTTCTAATCCATAAATTAAATTCAAACTCATATTACACATCCATTTTACACCATTGTTTTTTGCACGGATTCCTTTATAGAGTTCATATTCGTATTTCATCATATTATAATCTGATTTCATGTTATAATTCTGTGATAATTTAACCCCTGCTTCTGCTAATTCATGAAGATTTCTTAACATATTTAATTTTCTTAAAAGTAATTCTTCTTGCGTTAAGTTTTCTTCATTATTATTATTATTATTATTATTATTATTATTATTATTATTAGTATTAGTATTATTTTTAGTATCAGTTTGTGTATTTCTATAAGTTTCTGTATTATGATCAGTTTGTGTATGATGTTCTGAATGATTTTCAGTATAATGTTCGGTATTCTGTTTTTCTGTTCGAGTTACATAATTAGAATGGTCATCATCTAGTTCTGGATTTTTTTCACCATCATAATTTTGTCTTTTATTTTCTGAAACTAGTTTTTCAGAATTGGCGATCATATGTACATATAAGTTAGTATCAGTTATAGGATATTGAGAAGTATTTAGATATGCTTCAGAATTACTCATAATTTATATAATTATTCCATTAGAAACTATTTTTTATATACTTACGCAAATTTATTTTTTGTTTTAAATATGTCGTTATAATATAAATTAATAATGGCTAATTATAATTATTCATATTTTGATATTAATGATGACAATAATTCAATGGATCGCCTTGATGCAATGGCACGGGAACTTAATGAAAAAAAAAAAAAATTTGATTTAATTAAAGCTGTTCATAATGACTATTATGAAGAAACTAAAAAAAATAAAAAACAATTAGAAGAAGCTTTAAAAAATGATAATTTTGGTTTTTTTAAAAATATTAAAAAAGAGGGTACACCTATAGATAAACTAATTTATGATACTAAAAAAACTGACCAAGATAGTGTAGACAATAATACTTTTAAATTTAGTTCAAATGATTCTCGATTTAGTGATACTTATAATAGTAATAGCAACAGTAAAAATAAAAGTAATAAAAGTAATAATAGTTTAAGTGATAGCTTTTTTAAAAATCTTGATAAACATAAAAAACCAATTAATAAAAAAATTGTAGAAACTAAAAATTCAATTGAATCAAATGATAACAATTTATCTTTATTAATAAATCATATTAAGAAAGAACATAATTCACACATATCAAAAGATTCTGAATCTATTAATTCTAACAGTGATACCAGTATAATTAAACATTTAAAAAAGTGTTCTAAATGTAAATCTAAAATAAAATTAGTATTTGATGATAATCATAATAAAGTAATTAATCAAGAAATAAATAAAGATAATAAAACATTTACTATTAGCATCAGTAGTTTAAAAGAATATTTAACTATTGGACTTTTAATATTTTTAATTATATTAATTATTTATATTTTTTTTAAATTGAAATAGTTTATTTGAAGCTTTCTATATACTTCCAAGTAATAAAAATTGTTTTATTATCTATTCTAAAAGTATCTATTTTATTATTTTTTAATTTAGTTTCTATAAAGTCCATACAATATTTAGAAATATAATCTAAATTATTAATTATTTTATCTGGTATTTCATATATTAAATCTAATTTACCAGCATTATGGAATAATTTTATTTTTTCTATACAGTTGGCATAATATTTATTATAAATTATCAATAATTTTTCTCGTTTTTCTCGATTAGATTTAATTAAATATTCCGCACTAAAATTTTTAATAGATTCTTCATACGAATTATTTATCGACATCATTGAGTCAATGTCTATCACGCTTGATTTAGAATTACCAATACGTGCATTTGGACAAATTGTTTTTATTGATAGTTTCTCCATCTCTATTATATACTTAAATATTTTTTTTTAATTTATATAATATGGATTTAGAAATAAAAATTAAAGAGAAACTAAAAAATATTTTAGGTAATGAAAACTCACATAAATTATTAATTAATACTAATAATTTAGATACTTTCATTCTTAGTGGGGGAGGTGTTAAAGGAATTTATTATATTGGAATATTGAAATATCTTGAAGAATTAAATATTATTAAAAATATTAAAAATATAGCAGGGACATCGATAGGTGCATTTTTTGGCGCTTTAATTTCGATAGGTTATACTTCAAAAGAACTTGCTGACTTTGTTCTTTTATTTGATTTATCTAAAATAAAAAATATTAATTTTAATAACTTTTTTTCTTTTTTTGGACTTGATTGTGGAAATAATTTAGAAATAATATTAGAAAAAATGTTTGAACATAAAAAATTCAATAAAAATACTACTTTTAAGGAATTATATGATACTAAAAATATTAATCTAATTATAACTGGTGCGTGTATTAATAATAAACGCTGCTATTATTTTTCCCATATAAATAGTCCAAATATGAAAATAATAGAAGCAATTAAAATATCGACAGCTGTCCCTCTATATTTTAATCCTGTCAAATATGATAATAAATTATGGGTAGATGGTGGCATAGTTGATAATTATCCTATACATATATTCAAAGATAATTTAATTAATACATTGGGAGTATATTTAACTAATAAAAAAATAGCCAATGAAATTAATAATTTAGAAGATTATTTCTTTAATATTTTTCAAACAGCAATGTTAGGAATGGCTGATAGGTGTATACATGGATATGAACAAAATACCATCATAGTAGAAACTACTGATTACAATTTATTAAATACTAATTTTAATAAACAGACTATTATAGAATTTATTAACAATGGTTATAATTGTGCAAAAAAATTTATTTAGTTTTTTTTTCTAATTCGATAAGTTTTTTACAAGCTTTTAACAAATCTTCACTATTATCCTTCCAATCAATCATATTTTCAGTAATACCAACATCATGTAAAAATTGAAAAGATTTATCTTCTGTATTAAATTCTGAAAATTTCATAGTGTCTATTTGCTGTGTTTCTAAATTACGTTCTGCAAGTCGGCGCTTTAATTCTTCTTCATAATTTGATTCTTTTAAATTATGATTAACTGTATAATTAACTGGATTAATATTTTTAATATGTTCACTATTTAGATTATTCACTCGTCCAAAATTTACACTGGAAAACATATTATTACCATCATATTGATTGTCATCATTATAGATTTTATCATATGAATCTAATCCATTTAATCCATTATCAAAATTAAAAGGTGCTACTTCTGAATGTTTTTGAATTTGTTTATCATTAGTATTTTTATATAGATCAAATGCAGCATTAAATTTAGAAATATTAAAATCTTCTCCTTCTTGAAAGATTGCATTTTGGCTAAATTCAATTTCTTCTTGTTCTCTTTGTAATAATAGATTATCAAGTCGACTATTAATTTCTTCTTCCGTAATTTTTTCTTTTTCAGTGCTCCTATCTATATTATGCCTAGTATCAAAATCACTAAATACTTTATTAAACTCTAGTTGAGCAGTATCTTTATCTTTTTGTTGTGTATCTTCTAGATCTCGATATTTTTTATAATTTGTTTTTAGTCCAATAAAATCATTATTTTTTGCTTGTTCTATATTCTTAATAAAAAAATCATATTCTTTTCGTTTATCTTCTTTACCAATTGTTTCATATGCCCGTTGTATAAGTTCAAATAAACTCGCTTCAAAATTGTCTTTTGCTTTATCTGGATGATATTTTGCAACTAATTTTGAATATTGCTTTTTTATTTCTACAAATGAAGCAGTTGGTTCTACGCCCAATACTTCATAAAAATTAACAGTAAATTTAGAATCCATTATAATATATTTTTAATAATTTATTTTTAAGCGATTTTTATTGCTATTTATAAATTTAACTATATCGTTATAGCTTCTATCACCATTATAATTAATATTCTTGCCATTTTTCTCAAGAACAATAAAAGGGAACCCTGGAATATTTTCACATTTTTGTTTTTCACAATCAAGTTTTTCAAAAGAAACAGATTTAACAGTTTCAGTTAGTCGATCCCATGTTGGAAAAAATCTTTTAGACCATTCGCACCAATTAGTATAATAGAGCTTCAATATTGGCATATTATTTTTAAATTTTTCTACTGTTGGTATATCTACAGTTGCTTCCGGTTCAGTTGGTGATTTCATCATTAGCGGGGCTTCAGATTCTGTAGAACCAGTGTAGTTTTTTAACGCAATATATAATATCAATAAAACCAAGATGACCACAATGTAAATTCTGTATTTCATATTTTCTATATAATATTGATAAATAATATTATTAATATAAAAATTTTTTTATTGAACAATTATATATTTATTATGAGTTATCCTGCTGAATTAATAAAAAAATATTGGCAAGAATATAAAGCTAAAAAATCAACACATTCATTTACAGATGATGATGTCAATAATATATCGCAAGCAGATTTTTATATTGTAAAACTTGGAGATAAATTTATTAAATATACTAAATCTACTGGTTTACTTGCTGAAATATCGCAACATTTACAATATTGTATCTGGTATGGTATCAATAGATACGCCAAATGTTCCAATATTATTCGCGAATGCGTGAAAGGTAATATTTCTGCGTGTTATGACCAAGTAACAAAAGATATAAGTGTTAATAATTTTACCAAGACAAATATTAATCCAGAATTGGCCCTTCTAATGTTACATGGTCTGGGTTTTAAAGCCCATCGCAAAGATGGTAAAAAAATGGTTATAAATTATAATGCATGGAAAACTAAAATTTTTGACAAATTATATAATGAATCTCCATTGCCTGTAGTAAGTGACAAAACTGAAGCTGTTTTGACTGGTCTTGTAAATTATATTAATAGCCATCCTGAATTACTCAATCCTGAATTGCTACCATCAGCAGAAACCTTAGTTGACAAAGATACCGGCTACAATAAATATAATAAAAAACCATCATCGCCAGTATTTCCATTGGTTGGTTTATATGATTACAATAAAAAGCAACCTAATTTAATGACTGCCAATACTCCCAAAGATTTGTTCAGCGAAATTGCCAGATTTAAAGGTTATCAATTTGGTGGTTCATTTACTAGCACACTTGAAGAAAGTAAAAAAAACAATGATGCAATTGGAGCTATTATAACTGATATTTATAATAAACATTCCACGGCTATTGGATATTTGCAAAATAAGTCAAACACATCTCTCAATAAGTCTGCATCTACAGTTATTTCTGAAGCAAATACCGCATTAGATAATTTGAAAGCATATGCAGAATTTTATGATAAAGTTAAAAGTGTTTATGATAAATTTAAATATTCAAAAGAGCCAGTTGGCTTAAATGAATCAGATATCGATAAACTTAAAGAAAAA